TTAGGTGGGCACACCAGGTCCTAAAGAAGACATTTGCAGAAAACTTCACATCACAGGGGCTTCCTGTTGGTGGATGGTCCCCGCTTGACGCTGAATACGCCTCATGGAAGGCCAGGGAGCTCCCAGGGAGACCAACGCTTGTCCGTAGCGGAGAGTTGTTTAAAAGCCTCTCCGAGCTATCTGACCCCTCTGTGAACCAAATAAACAAACTAAGTGCTACGTTTGGAACTGGAGTGAAATATGCTCCGTTCCATCAGACCGGAACACCAAACATGCCAAAACGCCAAATTCTTTTTATCCCGCAATCCTTTGTCAGTGAATTTGCAGAAAAACTAGCAAACTACATTGTTGAAGGTAATGAAGGGTTGACAGCATAATGCCTACAGTTCCTGGATATCCATTAATGCATGGCGCTCAGTTTGCCAAGCAGTATGTAAACAATTACCTTTCAGAAGATGTTCCTGTAAGAATTATTGATTACCGTAACGGTTGGAATGTTGACGACATAACCCTCCCTACTCCTGAGGGGTTCACAACATACGAGCCGTTTGCTATCGATACATGGCCCCTTGTCATCACTGTGGTTATCTCTTCTACGGCTTTTAACCGTATTGGATTTGATGGCCCAGACCCTCTTTACAGGGTTTCATACTCAATGCGCACCTATGTTTGGGTAAAAACAGAAGGCTCAGAAGAGTGCACAATAATGCGAGACAGGTTAACAACCGTTCTTAGGTCGGCCCTTCTTGATTACCCATGCCTCAAGGCTTATGACGAAAGAACATCTTTTAGGGCAATGATTGACGAAGGTTCAATTCGTGAAGAGTTTTCCGATTTAACACTGCTTAAGGGCGACAGAATCATGGCTGGGGCATATATTTCCTACAATATGGAGATAGATGAGGTAGTTTCTCGCAAGCCAATCGGCGTTGTGTCAAGCATTGATTTAGAAATAGAAGCCAGTGGAGATTCATCCGCGCCACTTCCTATTTTGTAACTTGTTATGTCGTATTCTATTTATACAGCATTCTTTTTAACAGTTGCAATAATCAACACGAAATCATCTGTACAATATAAACCGTTGGCGGCATTGTCACTCAACACGAACCACAGGAAGGTCTTATGCCAGGCGTAGTAATCTCCACAGCAGTCAGAACAGGCCCATCTTCCGCGACAGTGCGCGAATCTTCGCAGCTTTTTGTTGTCGGATTAGCAGAACGAGGAGCTGTTGGCGAAGCAGTTTTAGTTCAGAGCCTTGCAGAATTTGAACACATGTTCGGCGGATACGTTTCGTATTCGTACCTCCACCCAACAGTAGAAACCTTCTTTGAAGAAGGCGGCACTCAGGCTTATATCTCCAGAGTTGTCGGTGCTGACGCAGAATCAGGAACACTTGTTCTTGAAGATTCTGACGAAGACCCCGTATTGACAATTGACGCAAACGGTGCAGGCGCATGGAGCTCAGATGTTGAAGTTACTGTTACTCAGCCAACAGGAACAACCTTTGCAGTTATCATCTCTTACCAAGGTGACCCTGTGTACAACACCGGCAACGTAACTTCTGTAGCACAAGCTGCTGGTCGCATTAACTTGAGCTCAATTGCTTCTCGCTACGTAACAGCAACGGCTGTTGTTGGCGCAACAACAAAGCCAGCAGTTCTTTCAGCAACAAACCTCTCAGCAGGAGATGACGACCTTGCACAGGTTGACGACGACTCACTGATTGCCGCCCTTGAAGTCTTCAATGACTCGCTCGGTACCGGTGCAGTCTCAATCCCAGACGCAGAAACGGCAACTCGCCTTTCCGTTGGTGGACCAGTTACTGACTACGATGGCACACTAAAGGCCACTCAGGACGTTTCTACTGCTCTTATTGCTCACGCAAATGCAAATAATAGAATTGCTATCCTGCACGGAGGCGCTGCCGATACTGTTGCTAACGCAATCTCGAAGGCAGGAGAACTTAAGGTTCTCACAGAAACCGAGCATGCGGCTATGTACTTCCCGTGGGTTAACGTTCCAACAACGATTGCTGGTGTATCAAGGCTTATACCGCCAGACGGCTATGTTGCCGCCAAGCGTGCACAGGCTCACAACCAAGGTGGAGCACATGTTCCAGCCGCTGGTCTTATCTCTACAGCAAGATTCGTTACAGGTACTGCTCTTGATATCAACAAGACATCTGGTGACCAATTGGATGACGAGCAAGTCAACTCAATTAGAATCATTCAAAACTCTGTAAGAATCTACGGTGCTCGTTCATTGTCAATTGACACTGAGAACTTCCGCTACATCACGACCCAAGAAATCATCAACCATATCGTTGTTGCTTCTCAGCGGTCTCTCGAAGACCTTGTCTTCGGTGTAATCGACGGACGTGACACCATCTTCTCTGCAATTACATCACGATTGATTGCAATTCTTGCTCCATTGCGCGAAGAAGGCGCTTTGTTCCAAGCATTTGATGTCAACGGAAAGAAAGTCGACAGTGGCTACACAGTTCGTTGCGACTCCTATCTGAACCCAGTCAGCCAACTAGCAGGCGGTACTGTCAAGGCTAAAGTTGGTGTTCGCACCAGCAGTGTCGGCGACAAAATTGAAGTCGACATTATCAAGTCGAATCTAACCGCTAGCGTCGTCTAAAGAAGGATATAAACATGTCAAAAGTATCTCAGCGCCAAGTACTCGCCTCGGTCGTGCCGGTTGATGCTGGCAAACACCCGAAGTGGACAGGTTTTTACTTTGCCCAGGTTTCTGGTGGAGAAATTACTGCATCCGTAGAAAAGATTTACGAAGGCGGCAAGCTCCGTCCAACCGTTCTCTGTGCCCCATCTGAAGTTGGCGATATTACGCTGACCGCTCACTATGATGACGACAGAAACCAAGCAGACGGCCCTACCGGAATTGCAGAAAAGATTGCAACACTCCGCCCATTGGTTGGCCGTGCTTCATACGACATCACAATCGAGACTTTTGACTGCGACCTCAAGGTTCCAGGCACGGACCGTGTGTACTCAAAGGCCCTTTTGGTTGGCATCACAGAGCCAGACGGTGACTCATCTTCTGGTGCTCCTGCGACTTTCTCGCTAACATTTGCCATCTCGGACGTTGAGTCCGGTGCTGGCGCAGCTGGCTGATAAATCTTCTCTTCTGAGTTCCATCACGGCCATGCGTGATGTGCTAGGTTTTCTCTTATGACAGAAAACTCTGAACTCTATACAACATCCACAGAAGATTCTTCCCCTAAAGCAAAGCAAGTCAAGGCTGCTGTTGCTGCAGAAGAGACACCGCTTCAAAAGCTTACGGGCATTGTCAAGCGCAAGGTTGAACGCTCAGTTGTTCTAATCCCTGTTCCTGAACGCCCTGGTGTAAAAATCAAGATTAGCCCGAACATTACCCAGAACCAAATGAAAAACTGGCGTAAGCAAGCTGGTGAAGATACCCGCAACGGTATGGATGGAACACGTTTTGCTTGTTCAGTTATTGGCCACACCACTATCGGTATCTTGTTTGATGACGAAGAAGTATTCGATGATGCTGGCAATGAGCTGACATTTGCTTCTCCAGTTATTCTTGAGATGACAAACACAACTCGCCCACTTCCTGACTGTGTTAAGGAATTCTTTGGAGTTGACCCTCATATTGAGGCTGCTGCCCTCTCGATTCTTGACGCTGCTGGATACTCTGATTCGGTGGACGTTGAAGACCCTACGAAGGGGTCTTCGACGAACTAGTTGAAGACCCTTTAGTCATCTCGGCAGCAAGATTAGGCGAACTGTTCGGGACAGACCCAGTAAGACTTTTAGATTCAACAGAAACTGAATGGCTAATAAGGCTTGCTTGTGCTAAAGTAATAAGTAACGACCGCGAAGAGCAGGAACGCAAATCTAGGCAATAAGCCAGATTTGTTCCTACACTCACGCGATTTTCCCAAAAATCGTAAATGAGCGTGTGAGGTCTAAACGTGGCCAGGGCTGAAGGTACAGTCAATATTGAGGTAAAGGGTGCCGCTCAGGGCGCTCTGGAAGTAAAGACCCTTGACAAAGCTCTTGATAGGCTTGACGCTAAATCACGCAGACTTTCGTCTGGACAAAGAGCCGCCGCTGCCAGTACAAATTCACTTGGTACCAGTGTATTAAAAGCCAAAAAGTCTTTTGACAGCTTTGATAAAGGCGTAAAAGCGGCAGGAATGGGCCTGTCAAAATTTCTTGGACTAGCAATAAAGGGAGCAATTGCTAACTTTGCTCTTCTTTCTGTCTCGCTGATGGGCGTTCATGCTCTTTTTGTCGCAGGAAAATGGCTACACAAAGCTTATGCATGGGGAATGACTGCTATGGCCGGCGCGGCCGCCAGCGCAGCAGTAGCTTTAGGAACCGCTGCTGCTGCAGTCCGTGAACAACAAGCAGCAATGTATGCGTTTACAAAGGGCGGAGCTGGAGAGTTCCTTACCGGAACAAACCAAGTTCGCAACGCAATGAGAACTCTTCAGGCTGACTCTCAGCTAGCAGGTCTTGGAGTTGCTGCACTGAACAAAGCCTACGCAGCAATGGCTAAGTCTATGAAGTCTTCGCAGATTGCACAAAGCGGTGGGTTGATGAAAAACCTCATGGACTTTGGTGCAGCCGGACAGGACCCTGCAGCAGCAGCAGACAAAGTTGGCGCGTTAATTGAAGCCCTTAATAACTCAAAAACAAGCATGTCTAAGGTTAAAGAAGCAGCAAAAGCTCTTGGCCCACAAATGGAACAAGCTCTTAAAAAAGCAAAGGTAACCAGCAAGAAACAGATGAAAGAACTCATCATGTCTGGTGAGCTTGCTAAAGCCGGTGGTGTTGCTGGGCAGTTTGAGGCAGTTAACTCAACCCTCATTGGTCAAGCAAAAGCTTTCTTCACTCAGATAAAAGGTGAATTTGCAGACTTTGGTCAACAGTTTCTTGAACCAGCAAAAGTTGCAATGCAAAAAATCTTCAGGGTCATAAGAACCGACCTTTTGCGTGTCAGTGGTTCTTTGGGCGAATTTGGAAAAAACGATTTCTTTGATGGGCTTGTTACTTCTGTCGAAAAAGTGTCAAACTTTTTTGTAAAACTGATGAGAGAATGGTTGCCAAAAACTGATGGTTTTTTCAGAAACATGGGCAACGGTTGGGAAAAATTTGCTAGATGGTTCAGGATTTCGAAAGAACAACTTAAACCGTTCATAGATGGCGCTAGAGCTATTGAAGGAATGTTCAAGCCGGTGTTTAATGCGGTAAAAGATGGATTTGTTGGGATGATGAAAGATTTCAACGTCCATGCCCAAGACCAGTCAGCAACTTTTGAAGAATTTGGAGAAAGAATTGCTGGAGTTGTAGAGCAGCTTTTTAATCTATTAAGAACAATGGAAGATATTCGAAGGAAAGCAATGCCTTTCCTTAATGATGTTCTTGGGGGTCTTACCGAAGTATTCAAAATGCTCAACTCTATGGTTGGAAGTATTGGTGGAATGTTTGGCGGCAGCGGCGGTGGACTGATGGCCTTGGGTCTTATCGCTAGACAAATGAAAAATACCAAGGGCGGACTAATGGCCCAGGTTCCCAAAAATACTCAGACCATGAACGTAACTGCTGGAACTGTAAATCTTGGTGGACCAGGACAAGCCCCAGGAGGAAGATTGTCTTCTGGTGCTACAGGAGGAGGAATGCCCGGTCCTCCCCTTCCTGGTAGCCCAAGGATGTCTACTGGGCAACAGGTTGCTGGGGGCGGCGGTGCGGGTACTGCAGGTCAAGCAAGATACTTAGGTGGGAACCAACCTGGATATGCGTCTCTATGGGAAAGAGGACTATCAAGGTTCGGCGCAAGAAGCAGTGCGCCACCGGATTTCGTAGGACACGGCGGATACGACAGAAGGTCAAACGGTGCTATTCCTAGGCGCTTTAGGGACTGGCGCATGGGTCGAAGCATGGACAGACACAATGTAAGGATGTCTGCTGCATATGACCAAACACATGCGGGGGCAGGTCCTTTCCCACCTACGCATGGAGCCCTTTCTGGAGGCGGGGCAAGCTCTTCCTTGTTAGACCATCGAGTAAACGCCATGGATGTTCAGGGACTCCGGGCAACAGGGCAAATACCTGCAGGAATGACCAATGCTGAATATATGGCTGCCAGAAACGCTACGGTCCAAAACGTGCAAAATGGGCGAGTGAGGGCTGCCGATGAGCAGATACGTAGAAATGGTGGCGGGTGGAATGTTGGCAGAACCCCAAGAGCAAGGTATCAAAATGGAAATCTTGTTCGTCAGTTTGGTGCAGGCGTAAGAGGTTTTAGCGGAAGAGGAGCCAGGTCCGCTCGTGGAATGATGGGCAACATCATGACTGCTGCAAACTCGCAGGTTGACAGTGCCCCAGGATTCCTGCAAAGTTCCATAACAGGACGACAGATGGGCATAGAAAGGCTTCATGGACCTACCGGTGCTATAGAAGTTCTTCATCCGAAAACAGGAAATGTAGTCGCTGGTCTCGACCAGCAATCAGGAAAATTCAAAGGCGCAACATTCAGAAATTCCGGTTTTGGGCTTAAAAGAAAACTTATGGCCCACAACATGCGTCAAACCAGAAGCAGCAGATTGGGTTCCGCAATCCTGGGTAATGACGAGAAAAAAATAGGTGGCGTAAACCGCAGCATGGGCGCAAAGATGGCCGTTGGTATGGGCATGGGAATGCTCTCTCAAAAAATGGCTCCAGAAGCACAGGGGGCAATGGCGCTTGGTGGGATGGTTGGTCAGTTCAACCCACTGGCTGGACTCGCAGTTGGTTTTGGTGGAGCAGCACTTAAATCTAGAACAGCAAAAGGTGGAGCAGCAACCGGAGCCATGGCTGGTGCGGCAATCGGAACAATGATTGCTCCAGGCGTAGGTACCGCAGTTGGTGCTGCCCTTGGTGCTATTACCGGCGCACTTGCTGGTTGGTATGGCGGAATGAAGCAAAGGGCAAAGGAAGCCAAAGCGGCAGTTAATTCATTCTTGGATGCTGTGTCTTTTGCCGAATTTAAAAAAGCTGGAATTCAATTAAAGAGAAACGAAGAAGCTGCAGCAAGAGGGGAAAGTCTTGCTGGACGAAGTGGAGCACTTGAAAACGTTGCTTCGAATACTGCCGAAAAATACAGAAATGTTGGTGCCAGATTTAAGGGCATCGATATGGACTTTCAAAAACGAAATGACCAAAAAGCGCTCAATTTCAGTCAGTCTGGAAATTCGTGGACAAAAGGGTGGAAGGGCGCTCTTACTGGACAATCAAGGTGGGGCAGAAGACTAAACCCACTTGGATGGCTTACAAGCGCAGCTGGAGGAGTCACCCGTGGGGTTTCTCAGCTGATGGGCGGCCTTGGGAATATTCCAGGAATGGACACTGTATCAAAAGTTCCAGGATTAGGTTTCCTGGGCGGAAACAACGCCATAAACGACGACCAAAAGAAAGCTCTTGAACAAATAGAGTTATTGCGTAAAGACCCTGCATTTAAGGGGATGATTAGTGACGATGAATACAAAGCCATAAAAGCTAGCCCCACTAAAGGTTTAACAGAAATTGGTAAAAAACTTCCAGAGCGCATAGAAGCAGCAACGATGGTTGGCGACCAATCAGCAAAGCGCATGGAAATGCTCAAAAAGATGTCTGGTAAATCCGGAGCGGAACTTGAATTGTTAGCCAAAAAAATGGGCGTCAACTTGTACGACTCCACTATGAGAATGTCAGACATGGTTGAAAAACTTGGCCTCAACATGGTTAGAACAACCGAGGAAATGAAAAACCTAAACATTGACTCATTCGTAAAGGGTATTTCTGATGGATTTGATGAAGCAATAAAAGCAGCAAAAGCCCCAGAAATTTATGACGAGCGGGGTCGTCAGGTTTTCGACGTTGTAAAAGGCGGAGGCAGCACTGCATCGGTCCTTGAAGCGTTAAAAGGTTTCCAGGAATCGTCTGCATCAATGGGCAAGGGGGCTATTGACTCCTTCTATGGCCAGAAAGAACAAATAGGAACAGCCGCTGACCCAGGAAAACTGTTTGGACCTGGTGGTGCATGGGCAAAAATGGACCCAGCAAAGTTCTTTACACCCGCAGTTGTTAAGGCACTTGCAGCTCAAGATGCAAGTACGGAAAAAGGATTTATTGGGGGCGCGTCCGAACAAATAACAGGAATGCTTGCAAACTCCGGAATGATGGGCAATACCTCGCAACTATCGGCTGTAATCAGCTCCATGGATGCTCCAAATAGGGAAAAATTCCTCAAAGATGTTGAGTCTGGCACTTTTAACATAACTGACCCTTTTGCAAACAAGACCGATGAGGAAGCAAAGAAAATATACGAAGCTAAGGGTTTTGATAGCAAAGAAGAGTACATGCAAAATGTGCTTTCTGACAAGTTTGGCGCATACGGTGCTACTCAGAAAAACTTTGAAATAGGGTCAATAGACAAAGACACCAATGCTGTAGCTGACAAGATGTCCACTGCTTCAGACACCTTTAAAACAGCGGTAGAGAACTTCAACGACAACATGGCCAGCTACTTCACTGACTCTACTGGAAAACCCGAATGGTGGTCGAAAGATGCCATGAAAGAAATCATGAAGGATGACACAAATACTCCTCGTGGTGGGGTTGTTGGCGACACAACTTCTTCAAGACTCAGCCAGACTATGGCTAGACACAACTCCATTAATGGCTCCATTGCTGGAAAGAGGTCAATAACGTCTTCCTACAGAACCTACGGTCTTGGCTCCCTAAATTCGGACCATGTCACAGGCAGAGCAATTGACATTGTTGGGCAAAATCTTGGCTCTTATGCCGTAGCAACACGCAACGCTGGTGGATTTGCCGAGTTCCACGGAAGTGGTCGTGGAAGGCATCTTCATGCAGTTCCGGGAGCTGGAGCAATTGGTGACACATTGACCCCATCTTCTAACCAAATGGGCGTACCAACTAGCGCTACTGTTTCCTCAGGAACTAACTCGTTTACATTCCATATCAATGGTGGACAAAACAATCCTGAAGAGATAGCAAACATGGTTATGGCAAAGATAAAAAATACTGAGCAAAGAGTAAGAGAGAGAACCTAATGCCTGCAGTTACTCAACCTATTCAAAATACTTATTTTTATAAAGAAGTTCGCAAAACACAACCAGGAGCAGGCGTTGTTTACCCCGGTTATCCTATTTATCATCTATATAGAAATGTTACAGGCGATAACCCAATCAGGCTTGACGAGATTGAGTACTGGATGCCTCTCCCTGGGTTGACAAAGTACAAAGAGTATACGGCTGGAGATGAAAATGTTCTTGCCACAAGGGTCAAGTACGAACCTCGCCTAGAAAGTCTGGTTAAAAAAGTTCCAAGATATTACACCGATAGGTATGCCGTTTATACACATAAATACTGTGGGACTAAACTGTTTGTTGCTACAGGAAGAACAAAACTGTACCCACTCTCTCCTTCAACCAACCCTTATTCTTATAGAAATATCCAGATTTGGGTTGAAAGTAAAGAAACATACACAAATACTTACGACAGCTACGGAACACTGATTGTTCCTTCTTATTGGTATCACCCTTTTAAAAACGAGTTTTACCCATTTGGTAATTTGCAAACTTTTGGAATTACTGATACTCAATACCTTATTGACACAATTTTCTCAAGGGATACATCTGGTCAAAGCAACGAGTCCCTTATGGCTAACGCTGTTGAGTCAATAAGAATTTCTCAAGTTTACGAACTTATATCTCAAGGCAAGTCACGAGAAGAAGCAGTTGCGTTAATGAACGCTCAAGCACAGAGGTCTTTGGCTGTAAGAGAATCCGAGTCTTTAATTACTCCAAAAGCAAGCACCGCAAGGCAAGTTGCAAAAAGCAAAAATATATCTGTCACCTTAAATACGGTTAAAAAAAATGGCATTTCAGCGACTTCGGTTGCTGCATCGCAAACACCCAAACTTGTTCAAACAACAACATCAGGACAAACACCGCTTGTTTATGAATTTGTTCATAGGCCAAATCAAATAACCTATTCAAGTCTTGGCTCTGATTGGACCCCAATTGATAGAGCAGCAAATAGGCCAATGGTTGACTGGAAGTCATACAAATTAATGAGTGTTTCTTTTAGCTTTATTGTTGCCTCGGATATTTCTGGCAATCTAGACAATGCTCTTGATAACAAAGTAATAACAACAAGTGTTGATGAACAACTTAAAAATCTACGCCAAATGGCCTCAAGTCCGTTTCCTGTTGTATTTATGGGTTTTGACAAATTGCTGTCGGAGCCAGTTAGGTATCCGTTTAACAATGACTCTGCAAGCAAAGGCTCTTTGTTTGTTATTGCCGACCTGAATGTTAGCTCTATATATAGAAGCTCTACTGGAGCAATAAGCAGGGCTTCGTGCGACATAACGCTGACCGAATACCCTCAAGAACTAATAAAACTTATTGAATTTCCAAAACTTAAACCAATTCCCGAGGTTCCACCACCACCCCCTGGAGACAAGGGATTATGTGACAACTCAGCAGCAAAAAACACTTGGAGTAGAGAAAACTACACATCAAATGATATTGCATGGCTAAGGTCACTAGCTAAGGGAATAGTAAATTATGACGCATCCTGCAAGTCTGTAATCGTTCTTGACCAGGCCGCATACGACCTTGCGTCCAGACGCCGAACCCAACCTATTGGAATGTTGGGTGTCCGTGACATTTTTGGACCATAGTTATGGCTAACACAGACAACAGGGTCCCAATTGAATTATGGAAACAAATTCCACGCTCCCTTGAGCGTCAGTATGGTGGCGTCCTGTTTTTTATGGACGAAAAAAGAGAAGAAATTGCTGAAGTAAGAGAAAGACTTATAAGCGTAAACGTTCAATACACAATGAATATGTCTAGTGAGTTATCTTTTACCGTTCTTGATGAAGACCTTAAAATGATTTCTAAAAACTACTTCAACATGGGTCGCGTTGTTGCTTACCTCAGTGAGACGTTTGGAACAATAGAAAAAACAACACTTCCAGACATATCCCAAAGACAGCTCCAATTGTTTGAAATAGCAAATGTTGGGGTGTCTCAGGGGCCAGGAGAAAACCCTACCGTTACGGTAACTTGTTATTCTCGCGCCATACAGCAAATGAAGAGAGATAGAAAGCCAGGAACTGTTGGAGGTTCCGGTACGGAGTTCGTTAAAAGAGCTGCAAAAAAATATGGTCTAAAATTTTGGGGTGAAACAACTTCAAAATCGCAAAGCATAAACAAAGCTACTGCTGGAAGCAAAGCCGAGTCATTATGGAGCGTAATCGACAGTCTTGCTAAAACAGCAAAATTTGTTGTCTACGAAGTAGACGGGTATTTAATATTTGCATCTGAAAAATATATTCTCAAAAATTGGGGAACCCACGAAGCTAAATTAACAGAAGCTCAAATCAAAAGTAAAGACAAAAAAGCAAAAACTAAGAACAAATACATTCCACTTACATGGAAAAACAAAAAACTAGATTCTGCCGACCTGAGAGAAGACCTTCAGCTCATGGAGATTCCAAGCATCAGCATGACGGAGAACAACCCATGGGATGCTTCTGGTACTGCTGTATTAGATAGATTTAACGCTGTTCGGTTAAGACCTGGAATGACAATAAAACTTGGTGGGATGTCCGATTATAATGGTTACTACCTAATAGATAATGTTTCTTTTCCCGACATATCACCAGACCCGGTAAGTATTTCTTTTAAAAAACCACAAAAAGAAGACAAAGAAATCAAAGATTTGCCAATTGGTGAGCGAGGACCGCAGGTTATAGACATCACCGACCAAGATGGCGTAACTAGCCGAACAATGACGTACGACGTGACTCGCGCTGGCTCAAAGTTTTTTAAACAAAGAATCTATAAAGGCATATTTCCGTTACCGGACGGTGACCACAGATTTGACCGTTACCCAATCCCAACCAAAGGCGTATTTGCAACAGGGAATGTAGACCTATATGGAAGGCCGATAATTGTAGTTCCAGGTTCAGACGTAAAAACAACTTATTCACTTACTATCTACCCATGGACCGAAGCAGGAGTCAATAACGGTAAACCATTTTCACTGCTTCTTACTCCAATATGGACCGTTGGTGGCGTCCCTGTTGAATTAACCCAAAACCAAGCTATTGCTAAGTATGAATCAGACGGAAAATTTTTAGCAAAGGTAAGGGGAAAATCCAAGCAAGAGTCTATTTATAATGCTGGTGCTTACGGAGCTTTAATAAGTGGCCAACAATATGAAATAGTAGTTAAAAAATTTCCTGACGGAAAATATGTAGATACTCCTGGTAGCGAATAATGATTACTCCTCCACAACCACAAGTAATCCGTAGAGACAACGCTTTCTCTATTTCCAAAGACCCTGGCGAAATATTTAACTGCATTGTTACAAGAGTAGGTTCTGACGGCCGAGTTCATGTTCACATACCTGAACTTGGTAGCGATTTAGGGCCAATACTTCCACTTGATACGGACCTTACAAAAAAATACAAAGTAGACGATACTGTCGTAGGGACGTTCTTGACATCGGCAATGACCAGCTTTGTTATTCTTGGGTCAAGCAAGTCGTCCAACCGTTCATCCATTCTTGTCTTCCCTACAGAACTAGAAAGAACGGCAGCACTTGGGACGACTCCAAGCACCGGTGTGTTTACTTATGTGACCGCAACTTCTGCTGTCCAGTACTGGGACGGTTCTGCGTGGATGTCGATAGGCGGAGGCGTAAGAGTATCCGACACTGCCCCAGCCAACCCAATGCAGGGAGACTTGTGGTTTGAATCAGACACAAGTCAGACTTTTGTTTATTACGACTCATCGTGGGTTGAGGTTGGACCGCAGCCAGCGACAGGGCCGACAGGGCCGACGGGTCCTTCCGGTGGACCAACTGGACCAACTGGATTAACGGGAGCAACCGGGCCAGTAGGCGCAACTGGACCAGTAGGCGCAACTGGCGTCGGTGCTACAGGCGCAACTGGACCAACAGGCATTGGTGCCACTGGTGCAACGGGCCCTCAAGGTGACCCTGGGTTTAATGGCTTACCTGGGACTAACGGCGAAACAGGACCAACTGGACTTACTGGTTTAACTGGCGCAACAGGACCTACTGGAATTACTGGCGCAACCGGTCCTGCTGGTGGTCCGACTGGTGCAACTGGACCTACTGGTCCCGGATATCTAGCAAGTTCGACAACGTCAATATATTTAGGCTCAACAGGCATGCGCATAATGACAGTGAATTTATCGAATCACGCATACACGGCTGGCGACTATATTGTTGTTAAGGAGCCTGGTGGTGCGCTTATGCGTGGAACAGTAACCATGGTTACTGGCTCGAGTGTTTCTTTTACCGTTGACGAGTGGAGTGGGGCTACCGGTGCCTACTCATCATGGAACGTTTCTCTTGCTGGGAAAACTGGTGCCACTGGACCTTCGGGGACAAATGGTGTTACTTCATTAGCTGGCGGTACTGGGGTAACAGTTTCTGGCGCAACAGGTGCAGTTACCGTAAGCATTGGACAATCTGTTGCGACTACGGCAAATCCAACTTTTGGAAACATAACTGCATCTGGTGCCGTAACAGCTTCTGGTGCGCCATCGGTATACGCTGCACGAACTGCCGACCTGTCTTACAATAACTCCTCGCAAAATACCCCAATACGATACGACAACGCTGTAATAAATATTGGAAGCCATTACAACACTTCTACAGGGTTACTAACCGCCCCACTTGCTGGTGATTACCTTGTTTCATGTGGCGTCTACAATGCAGCAAACGTTGACGTAAGTCAATTATGGATTGTAAAAAATGGCCTAAGAGGGGTAAGTTTTGGTTTGACTAGTTCCGCAAATGGCAATATGGCTTGTTCTGGTGTTGAGCGTTTGGCTGTCGGAGACACTCTTGGCATGGCAGCATGGTTTAGTGGGTCGACAGTGACTATTACAGCTAACATTTTTCATACTTTTTTAAGAATTAGATATTTAGGATAGGACCCCATGAATATTTTTACAGTAACACTTACAGACGCAGAACTTAAAGCATTGGCCCATGTTGCTTACGAGCCTCAAGACTGGATTGACAACGTTGTCCATGAGAGATGTCGTATTGCAATGGAGGAAATCTTTGCAGTAGAGGTGGCCCGAATGGTTGCAGACCCGACCACGACCTCAATACCTGCCGACCGTGAAGAAGTTGTTCTAGCGGCGGACATCAAGACAGCTAAAGAAATACACGAAGAGAACATGCTCTCCCCCGTCACACAAACACCAGACCCTATGGGATAATTGAATATGGACACTATTAAATTCCCAATTAAATTTGACACGTCTGGCGTCCAGAAGCTACCTGACGGTACTTATGATTTCTACTCTCAACTATTAACAGTGGCCCTACTCACTGAACCTCAAAGCCACCCGTTTACCCCGAGGTTTGGCGTAAGCGACCCAACTTTCACAACCGTAGACAAGGGTCTATTTGTTCTTAACGCTTCTCGTTTTGTACCAGAAGTTGAAATAACATCACTTAACATATCGGAAGATAATGGGACAATAGGTGTTCAGTTTTCTTTTGTAATAACGGAAGAGTAAATCCAATGGCAGCAGATTTTTCACAATACGTAGACATTACCGTCTATGACAAAGAGCCAGGAGACATGTACCTGGAAGCCATAGAGATGGCGCGCTTGACGCTGCCAGAATTCACTCTGAGGACAGGCACCGTAGAGGACGCCATGTTTCAGGCAATGGCCTGGATTGGGTGGGTTAACGCGACTGCCATAAATAGAATCCCAGACAGGTTAATGGCCGGCATTCTTTCAATGATGGGCGTCACCATCAATCTTTCTTCCCCTGCTCAGATGTCGGTTGTTGTAGAAGCCGACTCCTATGAAGGTGCAACAATACCTGTAGGTACGTTTTTTGGTTATACAAGCGTTTTTGAAGATGAAGTAATTGAATACGTTTTCATGACGGTTGAGTCTCTGGAGATTGCTGCCGACGAGTCCCCCAGCCCTGGTGACCCGTTCCCGTCGGGTACCGTTCTCACTGAGTGTTTTACCCCAGGAGTAATTCCATCAATTACACCAGCTACGCCACTTAGCCTTCTTACGCCTTCTACTTCTATTTTTAGTGCAGAAGCCGGAAGCTATTTCCAAAACGGCGTAAACGATGAAAACTCTTCCGCTTTCTTGTCTAGGGCAGTTTCTTATCTATCGTCCCTTACTTCGACACTTGTAAAAGCAAGTCAAGTTGACTCGTTTGTTGCTAATACTTATTCTGGTCTAGTTGGACGAGTTCGCACCTATGACTTAACTGACGGTGACCCAGATACGGGGGACATAGCAACAAGCAAAACTAGGGCGATTACAAACGTGTCTAGAAACTCCTCAAACGAAGCAACAGTTACAATTGGTTCCGGCCATCAGTTCCAAGCAGGAGATAATGTCACCATTACTGGTTTAACGAACAATGCATACAACGGAGAGTACGAATTAATATCAACTGATGCAACAACTATATCTTATGCAAATACTGGTTCAGCCGGTTCCTCCGCTGACTCAGGAACAGCAACTAAAGGAATAGAGGCCGTCGGAAATATTGCTGTTTTTGTTTACGGAAATGGTGACTTCGTAGACACCCTGATTCAAATACCAGACATACAAAGCGCAATTGTCGACAAAGCACTTCCTGGTCTTATAGTAAACGTAAGCAACTTTGAACTTCTTTCTGCCGCGATTACAGCAGCTGTTGTGCTTGACTCCAACTACGACCAAGAGCCACTAGAGCAGACAATAGAAAACTCGATTATCGAATACCTGAGCCCTGGTGTTTACCCAACATCAGAAGACGTTCTGAGAGCTAATCAAGTTATTGCTTTGATTAGCGCAATACCCGGTGTTAGGTATGTTTCTTCACTAACGCTTAGCCCTAATGGCTCAAACTGGCTTCCCCAGATTGATGAAAACTTAGAACCAGCAAACAAGGGGTGGGCTCCAAGAATTACGCCTGATGATTTAACTATCTCATACACGGTGGTATAGCCGTGGCTAAGACTTTTAATAGGCTTTCTCAGTACAACGCCCTAGAGACGACCAACCGACTTACCGGGATATCTATACCACTGACAAGTAACGGCTACCCAGTTGCTCAGTGGTCGATTGACGAAGACGTATCCTATGCAAAAAACCACCTAGTTTTAAAGGTTCTTAAAACTTACTTACCAAGCATTGACGACCCGATAACTGTCTCGGGGATAGCGTTCGACGACGTTGATGGTTACACCCCAACCTCTACGGACCCAAACCCAGTAGCACTAAACGACAACTACAGAATTGTTGACATAACCTCGGACGCCACCTATTACTACCTTCATTGTGAAACCGACTTAGATTGGTCCATGGGTGAAATATTTTCTACGACCCATCCCACTTATGCTGTGTCTGTCTATTTTTTATACCCTCAAAGGTGGGAGTGTGACGGTGGGACAATTTCCACAGTTGCGGATACGTTTGACGTTAAATCTAGATATGCAATAAAAATAAACCCGGGTACGTCTGGACCCGTAACCTTAAGACTCGTAGGGCATAGTCCCATGCTTCTTGGAGACAATGGTAAAGATTTTTCTTTCAACGGGAAGATTTACTGCACAGAACAAACCAATGTTGCATGCACTTTGGTTTACTCGGAGTGGGTAGGAATAGAGTCCGTAGAGCCTGTTGTTTCGACTATATATCCAGGAAGATTTGCCGCATTTAGAAGCAACGTAGAAATGCTTCCGATGTCAGAAGAAGAAACTTACGGTTTTGACATATTAATTACGCTAACAAATCACGGCGGGCAGGTTTTATACCTAACCTCGCCCCACCTAATAGAAGACTTTGCTTACTATTCAAACCCTTATGTTTACAGCGCTCTTAGTTCAATGCCTGATTTTTATTGGGAAATGGACTCAAATCAAACAAACCCATCGGCACCACTACATAGACTTATCGACTGTTTGATGACTGGAGCCAGAGGTGTTTATGAAGAATATTTACGTGTTTATCACTATGAGCCTGGACAGCTCGGAACACTTGCAGAGCAGCATGAATCCAACGACACCCATAGCACTTTGGTCAATCCCCAATACGTTGATTCAAGGTACGCACCATGGCTTTCCCAATTCAACGGCCACAGACTAAAGAAGAACATTGCGTATTTTTATAACGGCTTAACAGACACGACATACGCAACTCCGCAAGACATGTTTGCTTCCACTGGGGCAGTTGATTCTTATACTAGGTGGCAGCTTTCCAATGGGTATTATGGGCGCGCTGCTGGGACAACCGAGGCAATTAGGGAAGCCGTCAAGCAGGTACTTCACTATACAAAGGACGGGGAAAATTCAACCTACTTTGTATCGATAACCGCTCACTACGACAGCGACCCTTTCAAGATTTTGGTTCGGACCCTGCTGAACGAGACCTTTGACTGTGAATCAAACGGTGACGAAAGTTACTCAATACTTGACGCTGTAGAAATGGCAAAACCTATGGGGTATAAAATTTACCACCAGGCTGTAGATGTTGTTGAATTCAGGATTGGTGACATTATCCCGGGAACAAAAACAGATGGAACGGTTGTCCCAGGAAACCCATTAGGCAATACTGCTGACGGTATTTACCCATTAGGAAACGTTGTCCCCAACAACGCAACTGGAACACCTGCATTGAATCTTGACGGTGCTACAGGGATAAGTCTTACATAACGAATGAAATTACCTTAGATGGTAAAATTAGAGCAATAACGGAGGAAAAATGGCTGGCGCAGGAATAAAAAAATTTACGGTGGGGGAAACCCTTTCAGATGTTGAGGTTAATGAATACCTCATGGACCAGACTGTCCCTGTTTTTGTAAACGCCGCTGCCAGAGACTCGGCCTTTGGTGGAGCTGGAGAGCCAACGCTTTCCGAAGGTCGTCTTTGCTACCTACAAAGCACCAAGGTGGTTCAGTACTACAACGGCGTTACGTGGTCCGACTCTGGACAGTTCACTGTTGCCGATGACGCTATTACTGCAGCCAAGCTCGCCGACAGCGTAAGCGTTGATTTAGACAGAGCCGTAACAACAAACCACATCAGGAACAGTGCCGTTACTACGGACAAACTTGACGGAACCGTTGGTTCCGAGGCTGTGACTGAAGCAAAAATCAGAGCAGGCGCTGTTACTTCAGGAAAGCTTGCATCCAGTCTCACTCTTGCTGGAACCACAACACTTTCTGGAACTGGAAAGGTCCAGCAACTTTTGGAAAAAGCCTCTGTCTACACAGCCGTTGGCGGCCTAAATGGTCTAGTACCAATAAACGTAGACAATGGAGCTATCTATTATTACACTGCTGATTCATCAGCAGACTTTCAAATAAAAATTACAGTTAGTAGCTCTACGCTAAATGCCTTGATGTCCACGCAGGAAGCAATGACCATTGTTGTGTTTGCAACACAAGGTTCTTCTGCAAAAAAACTAACCGCTATAACAATAGACTCGCTTACCACTGGAGTAAACGTTCGCTGGTTTGGTGGAGTTCCCTACCCATCAGGTAACGCAAGTTCTGTTGATGCTTACACAATCACTGTTATCAAAACTGGGAACAACGCATTTGACGTATTTGCCAGCCAGTCTTCATTTAAGGCGTAACAATGCCTCTTATTGGAGCTAGGGCTACAGCCTCAAGGGGTTATTTTGGCGGAGGCACTAAACCTGGTGCGCCTGTAATAACCAGTTCAACGCAGGGCGTCTCTTCGCTGTCTATTGCTTTTACTGCTCCAGTTTTTAACGGCGGCCTTTTGATTAGCAGATACGAATACGCTGTCTCAATAAACAACTCAACATGGACCACGTTTGCTACTGCTACTTCAGGAACAAACCCACCAACGTCTCCGGTGACTATTTCTGGTCTTACTAATGGTCAGGCTTACTACGTAAAACTTAGAGCAGTAAACGGTCTTGGTTTTGGACCAGAGTCCAATGTTTGGAGCACGACAACTACTCCAAGAACAACCCCCGATGCACCAACATTAACCTCTGTTACTCGTGGGTACAGAAGACTCACTGCGGCATTTACTGCTCCAGCATTTGATGGCGGAAGTGAAATACTTGACTACGAGTATTCAATAAACGGTGGTTCAACATGGGCACCCATGGGTCAGGCAACAACTACGGATTACGCAATTACCGGCCTTACAGACTTTACGGAATACAACGTCCGAGTAAGAGCCGTAAACATAGCTGGCGGTGGGGCACACAGTGCTACGGTGTCCGCATACACGGCTGGTGTAACCAATGCTCCAACTTCTTTAACCGCATCTTCCAATGGCGTATTTCAGTCAGTTCTTACATGGACGGCCCCAGACTCTAATGCTTCTGCAATAACGGACTACGTAGTTCAATACTCACTAAATAACTCGACATGGACAACTTTTTCTGACGGGGTATCTGCAACGACCGGCGCTACAGTCACGTCCCTCAGTGCGGCAACTACGTACTATTACAGGGTTGCTTCAATAAATGCTGTTGGGCAAAGTGGATGGTCAAACGTTCCATCTGCTGCAACAGCAGGAGTTCCTTCACAAGTTGATACACCAACAAGCTCATCTGGGGATAGAAGTTTTACAATTTCATGGTCAGCACCAGGAACTGGCGGAAGCGCAATAACTAGCTACTCTGTTCAGTATTCAACAAACGGCGGGTCAAGTTGGTCTACCGCAGAAACATTTACGTCTGCAAATACTGAATTTACCAACCGTTCAAAAACATGGGCCGCAACTAACGGAACTTCGTATACTGGTAGGGTTTTGGCGACAAATGCTGTAGGTAGTGGTGCATATAGCGCCGCATCAACAGCGCGAACTCCGACATTTGCAGCCCCATCATTGACTGCCAACGGAAGCTACACATCTTCCGGTTCTCCAGGAACAAGAAGAGTCACATGGAGCATAGACCCAACTGATATTTCTGGTTCTACAGCTACTACGGGAACAACAACTTATGTTTATTTACAGTGGACCCGGACAGCCAGCAATACAGACCCGGGAACAGCAGAAGAGCTAATTGGAACATATACAGGAAATCAAGCCGTCAATGGAGAATACCTAACCTACATCCCAGGCACAGGTACCGTTATACCGAAGGAAGGGTATCGCCTTCGTGCCGTTCAGTACGACGGAGCACACGCTGTTGGAACTGCATGGGTATCAATAGACATTGCTGACTATGTTTATTATGACACTTTCTCGTGGCAGGATAATGGGGCAGTAGACCTGTACACGACTGGAACATGGACGTTAACAAACAATGGTTATGACGGGGTAGCAAAGAGTGGGCACGTTTCTGGTTCCTCAATGCCCGGAGTCTCGACAGATACTGAAGGAAGTGTTCAGTACAACTGCACAAGCATAAAGATATTTGTAAGTAGCTCGGCTTCGGCCTCGACAACGACTAGATATTTTGTAGTCGATTTCAGTGGTACAAGCACGACACTGGACAGTACAGCAACACAAACAATGACCGGTGTAGCTAATACATCAAGCGCAAGCCATACCTGGACCGGTGCTGGCAACACATCAATGGAGTATACATGGACCGCTCCAAGTCTTGACTATGGGAATCCGGGGGCAGGAAGAGTTAGGGTCAGAAAGCTTGGTTCCAGTACATCGCCGTCAATTAGTGTATACATGACTGCCAAAGGGAACAAACGAACCCGTATAAGAAACATAAACGGCGGTTCCTACTAGTATCTGATGATAATATTTTGTCATGCGTGAACAAATAGGCAAAAATCAAAAATCTAGCCCTGCTGACTTTTTGAAATCAGACACGGAATTTGCACCAACTGCACTTCAGCGTGAGCGTTACTCAATCTGTAAGGAATGTCCAGAACTTACAAAAGTTACAAAACAGTGCAAGCAGTGTGGTTGCTTTATGAACCTTAAAGTGAAACTAAATCACGCAGTCTGCCCACTAGGCAAGTGGTAGTTCTAGCTCGTAGAAGCCCTTGCCCCAAAGCCCTTGCAAACGGGTGAAGTACTTCTCGTACATTAAGCCAACAGCGTCTAACCCGTAGCGGTCTTTTGAGTATTTACTTATTAAAGACCTATCAAGGGTCTTGACTTTCTCAGTTGCATCTGCAAACTCCTGCATTGTATGGCACCGGAATCCGGTCACTCCGTCAATGACGGTTTCAGTGAAAGCGCCCCAGTCTGTGGAAATAATCGGAGAGCCACAAGCCATAGCTTCAATCGCTACGGTCCCAAAAGGCTCAACGTAAATAGTTGGGGTAAAAGTAGCAATTGCCCCACCCATGAGTCTGGCTCGCTCCTCGGTTCCCACAACGCCAACATACTCGCCATAGTCGGGCGCAGAACCCTGTCCAGCGACCACCAGACGCTTTCCTAGGGCCTTACAGACGTCAACTGCAATCTGATAGCCCTTGCGCTCAATAAGACGTCCTATGAACAAATAATAGTCATCTGGCGTTTCTTGTAAAGGGAAATCTTGAATATCAATATAACTTGGGATTACCGTGTCGTAGAACTTACCGTCAAGGGCGTGTGGGTCGGTCACCTTGGAGCCGTAGCAGGAGTGCATCCAGGCGTAGGACTCAAAAACCTTGTAGTTGGCAAACGAGCCACCATAGCCAATTCCAAACTCTACGCTCAACTCATCGGGGAACGCATCGGCAATCGGCTTGGAAGCAAATCCAGCGATAAGGCAAATGAAGTCCTTGTGTTCTAGGCGCTCTTGGATTCCTTTAATTGCATTGCCATTGAACTCAACCCAATGTGGAAGGTTCCAGTCAAACGAGGCGGCCGAGTAATGATTATTACCAACAGCCTCTAAGCGCTGTTCTTCCGTAATACAGGTGATGTGCTCATCGCAGGGAGCCTCGTTGAACTCTCCACCGTAAAGAAACACGGTATGCCCGAGGTCTTTCATCATGATGCAGAACTTACGGACTTTTTCCGTGTAGGCACAAGCCGTGAAGTCTTCAGTGGTGTTCGTGTGAGGCAGGGAAACTACATGAAATCTCATGCCGAGATACTAGCAGGATTGCTATTTAAATTGTAAATCTTACTGTACCCGTAACTGAGGTTGTGCCGGTAATAAACAAAGTTGTCGTCTTTGTGTTGTCAACCGTTGATGTTGTAGCCGTCCACGAACCAGTACTAGATAAAGTGTATGCGCTTGAATACTGCAACATCACAAGCCCGCTACCACCGGCCCCACCCAAAAGCAGGGAACTTATTGTGGAGCCTATGCCTCCCCCTCCTCCGCCTCCGCGCCCATCAGTCCCAGCGTTAGCAGAAGTTGAAGAAGTTGCACCACGCCCACCAGTAGAGGTATTGGAAGGTACGTTTCCAGGCGAACCGCCGCCGCCATAACGTACAGAACTAAAGGTAAAGGAGTTGTCTATTCCGGAACCACCAGGGACACCTGTATCACCGCTACCGCCAAGTCCACCGCCACTACCCGCGCTGGCAGTGCTTGAACTGCCGCCAAAACCACCGCTATCACGATTACCCCCCGTGTATCCGCTTGTACCAAATGTTCCAGCGCCGCCTCCACACCCACCAAACAGTCCGGTGTTGGAGCCCGCGTTAACGCCAGAGCCTGCCCCTCCTCCACCCGTGGCTGATTGTCCGTTAAATACGCTTGCCTTCCCATTGCCGCCTCTTCCGCCGCCCTGCCCAGAAACAGGAGCCCCTCCTCCACCAACAGTAACCGAGTAATTGGTGTTTATATAAAAAGTACTACTATTGATAATCAATCCTCCGGCACCTCCCCCGCCGCCCTTAAACGTTGTTGTGGTGTTGAGACATGACCCTCCGGCACCTCCGCCACCGAGAAGAAAATACGACATCGTGAAATAAGGCAGGTAAGAAGAACTTGACGAAGCAACGGTACCTAGAGAGCTTGGCATTTTTATATGGCTACGTCACCAATAAGCACGTAAGTGTTGGCGGCTGTACATAAAAGTGTTGCGGCTGAATAACGGAGACGAAGAAAGTTTTGACCTGCAATAGTTAGAGTGGCGGTAGAAGGGCTGCCGGCCGCGGTGAAGCCGACACTTGTTGCGGCACCAAGCCATATGAAATCAATACGCTGACCAGCAGATAAACTCAACACTGCACTATCAAGCGTTATTGTCACTGCCCCCGATGTGGTGTTGATAAGAATTAATTTCCCGTTATCGCTTGTTGTTGGAGAATCGGCAGTACTGGTTACGACGCGAGTAGTTTGTGCTGTCGTCCAATTCCCCGCTACCCCAGTTGCCCCTGTCGCCCCAATTGGACCTCCTGATGGTCCTGTTGCGCCAGTTAAACCGGTTGGGCCCGTATTCCCAGTAGTTCCCATTGCGCCTGTAAGACCTGTAGCGCCAGTAGCGCCAATTCCAGTTGCCCCAGTAGGTCCAATAGCCCCAGTCGGACCAGTCGGACCAGTCGGACCCGTTACGCCTGTTGGGCCAGTTACACCAGTCGGACCACCCGATGGTCCTGTCGCCCCAGTCGGACCAGTAGGGCCGACTATTCCCATAGTGCTTACAACAAGACCCCATTTGCCGTCAGTGAATGTCCACGTTTTGTTGTTGGCCGTAAACGAAGCGCCCGGAGACGGTGCGTTTGGAAAGTCAATAGCCATTATGCAACCCTTGCCCCAGAGAAGTTATTGTAACTAAGGCCAGCACTATATGTCCCTGTTGCAGGAACAGAAAACAAACATTTAACCGTATCTCCAACTGCCAATTTTGTAACTAAAGACACTTCAACATAGTGGTCTGGTCCACCAACTGCAGTAGCACTGCTTCCAAAATATGTATTGGCGTAAGTGCCTGTCGTAACTATGCAACCCCTCATTATTCCTGATGTCCCAATGTTGTAGGCATTCTGGTGTGATGTAAAACTATAAGTTCCCGCCTGACCTGCTGGAACAGTAAAAACGCCACTAACTACATTGTTTGTATCATCATAAACTTCAGAGTTATATGCGATTGTTGCTCCGTTTGCTGCCGTACTGTTTCCCCCAGAAAGATAAACTAGAAAGTTAGGGACAGCACCAGTACTTATGTTAGATACTGCCGTAGTAACAAAAGCGGTAGTAGCCAACTGTGTTGTGTTTGTCCCAGCAGCAGCAGTAGGTGCAGTAGGCGTACCCGTAAACGCAGGGCTAGCCAAACTCACAGTACCCGTTGCGCCAGTTGCGCCAGTTGCGCCAGTCGGGCCTGTTGCTCCAGTCGGACCAGTAGAAACTGGGAAATATGTAACAGAAACATCTTCGTTAAAAGTGGAAGAAGCAAAAGTAACGGGGTCTTCATAATACCCAAAAGATAATTCTAAAATTCTTGCAGAATCCCAAACATTGAAATTTGAAACATCAATAGTGTAGATAGAACCAGTAATATCTGGAATAGAAGTCAATGTAAACATTGCTACATCACCAGCGCTGTTGGAAATAAATAACTGACCGCCAATGCTCCACTGGCTAATCCAACTGGTATGAAAAGTTAAATTCTTTGAATTAGTATGAATTTTTATTTCAGTAACATTGTTAAAGTAAACACTGTTAAAGACGATTTGTCCAGCAGTAGGGGTTGCATAGTTGTCGTAGTTGTAAACATATTTAACTCCGCCTGCGCCATCTGCGCCATCTGCGCCAGCAGAACCAGTCTGCCCAGCAATGTTTAGGTCTACAGGGTAAATGCCGTCAAAACCATTTGCGAATGTTTCTTCAACAAGAACCCCTACACCTTCACTTGTGCTGTGGGTTCGGTAAAGATTAGTAATCGTTCCCAAAATGTATGCACCAGTTGCAGGGGTTCCATAGTTGGACATATCCCAGCCAGTAATTTTTACTTTGTCGCCAATTTTATAAGCGCCAATAATCCCAGTGAGGTTAAGGGTTGTACCAACTAAACCTGAAAAATATTCACTAGCCATAGATGCGGCAGTCGGCGGAAGTTCAAATCCGTATCCATACACTGGGGCGGAGCACAGGCTGACTTCGTACCTTCCAGCACCTCCTGCAATTGAGTTGCCATAAGCATCCCATCTAAAATCAACTACTTCTACATCAAGAGACTCAGTGTAGTCACCAGTGATGTTCAGGCTAGTTACTCGCCCAATTATGTAAAGACCATCAGGGTCACGGCTAGGTTGTGTGACCTTTACTAGGTTTCCAACCTTATATGCACCTACACGACCCTTTAAAGTCTCGGTGTCTCCAATAGACATTGTGTTAAGCGCAATTGAGGTTAACGGTGGACCGCCTGCTATTTCTTCAAATGCATAGCCAAGACCTTCTGCACCTGGAGCGCCTGGTTCGCCTGGAGCGCCTGGAGCACCTTCTGCACCCGTCAAACCTGGAGCGCCTTCTGCACCCGCAGCGCCTGGAGCGCCTTCTGGACCAGTGGGTCCTTCTGGACCAGTTGGACCAGTTGGGCCTTCGGCACCAGCCGCTCCTTCTGCACCTACTGGACCAGCCGCTCCTTCTGCACCCGTAAGGCCTGTTGGTCCAGTTGCGCCTTCTGGCCCAGTCGCACCTGTTGCACCTTCTGGTCCAGTTGGACCAGTTGCGCCAGTCGCTCCAGTGATGCCAGTTGCACCAGTTGGTCCCAGTAGAGCAACTTCACTGGCTGCTTTGTTTACCCATACATTATTATCTTCGTCGTAAACAAGAACATCATCATCATTTGGAGATGTAATTAAAACATCATGCATCCACTCAAGGTGGTTGTTTCCTGGGATAATTCTGATTGCAAGTTGACCAGTGGAAGCATGGCGAACAGTGATAAGAGCAACGGCAAGGTCATGTTGTGGTCTTACCTTCGTAAGCTTTCCATTAACAGTTGGGTGAGCAAAAAGTATGTCTCCAGCCGCCCATGTTTCGTCACCAACTGCGAGAGGGCTTGCTGTACTGCCTCTTGTATCAAGACCAGTCAGGGTTCCAAAACTCATCACTTCGCCGTTAACGCCGCTAGATATATTGCTTACAACAATACCCATTGCGCGAAGTTCTGAGTTTTGCGTTCCTGTTACTTCAAATGGCTCAACATCTATTCTTCCGCTAGGTTCTGCACCGACAGCACCAACCAGAGTTCCCTTGAGTAAAGTTGAGCCAGTATTGTTTCTCACAAGATAGACATCTGGAATATTGCTGTTTACCCAATTGGTTCCGTCATACATCAAACCTTGGAATTGCAGTGGAGAAGCAACAACAACATCTGTTAGTTCGTCTAGTGGACCAGCAGGACCTGTTGGGCCTGTTGGTCCAGTTGCACCTTCTGGCCCAGTCGCACCAGTTGCGCCAGCAGCGCCTGGTTGACCGATTAGGGTGAAACGCCAGTCGTCAGCAGAATACGCTGGACCTGTAGGGCCAAGGGGAATGTATTGTGCAGGAGCGACCCTGATAGAAGTGTCTGTTACGACCTGTTCAATAAGCCCTTCTATGTATTTATTTGGCTCCGAGACGCTGCGGACATTAACGTACTGACCAGATGCGTATGCTCCAGTTTCTTCGGTTGCAAACTCAAACCTGCCGCCTCCGTTTGGACCAGATGGGCCAGGAGTATGTTCGGTTGTAGAGTAAACCTCATATCCAGGACCGGTCGGTCCAGTTGCTCCAGTTGCTCCTGCAGCACCCGTCAAGCCTGTAGGGCCTGTAGGACCAGTGACTCCAGTCGGCCCTTGAACTCCTCCGACTCCAACATTGAGCGCCCACTTACCGTCTGTGAAGGTCCAGGTTTTGCCATCTACCGTGTGATTGGTGCCTGGCGAGGGTGAGTTTGGGAAATCAATAGCCATGATTACCTAGTTTACTCTATGTGTAATGGGGCATCCAGAACTACTAAAAGCTGATTAGTAGGTGTAAGTGTCTGTCCTGGAATCGGGAACAGTTCGCGGTGCACTACTGACGTTCCATCGCTGCTGGTTGCCATTCATTTCGACTATTACCCTGATTCTCTGGTCCGGAGATGTGGACCACGTGCCAACAGAGCCTGCGCCTCTTACTCGCACTCTTCCTCCGCCTGCACCCGAACCTATAGGTACGCTTGGTGCAGTCCAGTTAAGACTTTGCTGTGCTGTTCCTGAGCTGTTCGAAAATGGGGGAGTCAGACAACTTATGCTTGCGGCCGTGCTTGCTGACGTGCCTGTATTGGAGAAATCAACAATAAAGCTTCTAGAAGAAGTGCAAATAGTGACACCACTAATTACTAGGTTAGCCCTAATGGTCAAAGATGCAACCGAGTATCTTCTTGTTCCATCAGGGCAACCAGGACATGTGCTCCCAGTCTGCGAGACTCCAGGAATAGAATAACCAGACGTTTGAGTAAACGAGTTTCCTGTTACCGTAAACGTTCCCGTAGAATCATTATATGCCTCGTTGCCACCCCAGGAGCTCGTGTCATCATAGACGGTATATGAAGTATCAACAACGACGTTATAGGACTGGGTTGCCGTTGTTACAACAGAAGCTTCCGCACTATCTACATAGTCACCGTCAGTGTTCCATGTTCTTGTGAATACATAGTATGTTTCACTTGCCAACAATGTTCTGTATGAACCCCAGGACGAAGAATAAAGCGTACTGATTGTCCACGTTTTTCCAGCAGCTGAGTTTGTTGTATTTAAATAAGCACTGTTGGCGTTGTAGCTATACGCGTAACCGGAAAGTTTTATGTACGTTTCTGTATTGGAAAACCCACTACAAGCAAGAGGATTGTAAGTTACCGAGAACTGTCTAGCTCCCGAACCGTTCCCAGATGCTGGCTGAGTAGGTGAAATAGCTGCAAGAGTTGGTGTTGCTGGAGTGCCAAAGTTTGGAGTAACCGAACCAGAAGTAGCAACAGTTCCAGCACCTACAGCATTGTTTGCAGTAACCCTAATTTTATAGGAACGAGCTGTAGCCGCAGAGTTGTTTCTAACCGTAAAGGAAACACCGCTTGTTTGAGAGCCTCGATTTACCCATGCCTCGGCATTTAATTGGGTTTCCACTGTGTACGAACTTACTGCAGTGCCTCCATCGCTTGTTGGCACAGACCAAGTAGCAGTTATGGTTCTGTCGGATGCAGTTGCAGAAAGGCTCGTTACCGCACTGGGGGTAGTTACCGGAATAACTGACGAGGATATTGACGAGTACTGACTCGGCCCTACTGCATTTACTGCAGCTACTCTAAAATAATAAGTGGTGCTGTTTGTTAAACCAGTAACTGTTGTTGAAGTACTCGACGAAACTCCATCACTAAACGTTGTTACCGAAGACGCGAAAGTGGCAGAGGTTGAATACTGGACTGTGTAGTCAGTTATGTCTGTGTATCCAGTAAAAGCTGGAGCAGTCCACGAAAGAGAAACTTGAGCATTGCCAGCAGTTCCAGCAACAGAAGTAGGGGGTCCTGGAGCTGTGTAAAAAACGCTACTAGCTGCGATTCCTCGGCGGATAGCCATTATGCGCTCAGGTCACCGATAAGAACAAAACTGTTCGTTCCTATGCAGAATAATGTAGCAGCAGAATATTTTGTGCGAAGTTTTAGTCCAGGAGCACCAACTACTGTTGCGCCACCCGCAGCAACAACTACCTGACCATCCCCAAGACTTAACAAGTCAATGCTTTGTCCAGCAGAAAATCCAAGCGAAGTGCCGACCGTTACGGTTACCTCTGATGCATTATTCAGTGTAACCATTTTGCCCAAGTCGCCCGATACCAATGGGTAAGTCGTTCCGGTTTGTGTGTTTACAACCTGAGTAGTTGCCCACCCGCCGCTTGGTCCTGTTGGGCCTACGACCCCAGTTGGGCCCGTTAATCCAGTTGGGCCAGTAGCCCCTTCAGGTCCGGTGGGGCCGGTTGGGCCAGTTGGACCAGTCAAGCCAGTAGGGCCTGTGTCGCCTTGGTCACCGGTTCTAGCAAAGGTAATAAGCAAAGAATCGGTATCGGTAAAACTCGCAACGGAACCACTCATGTAGGAAACAGGAATATGGAAGTGATTGTTGTGATGCGTGTGTGTTCCGATTATCGCAAAGAAAGCATAATCGTCTGGAGTCCCTGCATCATAGATTTTAAAGTTGCCTTTAACTTCTGATGTTGAGTCGTCAATTGTGTTGAGGAATCCTTCCGTTGAAACATCATCGGCATCAAAAAAGGATATGTAGAGTTGTGTTGCGCTGCTTATTGTGGTGTTGTCAAAACCAAGGATGCCACTAGGAAATGTGTCATGCACTTCAGTTGGGAATGAAACCTCATACACATAATCAAATGTGACACCACCAAAAGAACCCTGCGGCCCGGTAGGTCCTGGAGGACCACTTGGGCCTGAAGGTCCAGTTGCCCCTATCACGCCACTTAGGGGTATGTCTAAGGCCCACTTACCATCAGTGAAAACCCATGTTTTACCATCAACCGTAAATTGGGCGTTGGGAGCTGGGGAGTCTGGAAAATCTAAAGCCATGTGGGTAATTATACCCCAAGATGCTTGAGGGGCCTAAAACCACCAGAAGTGTTTAAGGATTGAAAGGCTAGCCAGAATTACCCACAGCACATTGAAGAGAATGATTGTGGGGAGTGTCTTTTTCGTAGATGTCCAAATCAGGGCGACGCTGGAGATGATGGCGAAGATGTAGAGCCACCAGAACTGCTTGCCTAGTAAAAGGCCAGGAAAGATGATGGCAATCTTGGTGGAGAAACCCCATGCTTCAACAATGTTGACTCGTGTCCAGTATTCTTTGGAACTCATTGTTTTTACTGCTGAAATGATTTTCTTAAAAAACATGTCTAGAATCTAGCATATGCCCATAAACGTAAACAACCTTGAAATGCCTTTCTTAAACTCTCGTGTAGAGATGAAGAACGAGGACTATTCCCGTGAGGACTTTTTTAACATGGCTCGGGATGTGGCAGACAAGTCATGGATTGCCCGTAGCGCCGTAGGGTACAACATTTTTCATCATGACGATATTTCTGCAATCATGAGAGATAGACGCTGGCATAGTGCTTTAGGCATTTTGGCTGATTTGAACCCATTCACAACACCTGATTTTAAACGCCGCCGTAAAACATCAATTATTGCAATTGACGGTGAGGAACATAATCGTTTAAAGCGCCTGCTTACCCCTCACTTCAGCCCATCTATCGCAGATGACCTTCGCCCATTTATGCGTGATGTAGTTAATGAACTAGTAGATAAATTTATTGGAAATGGAGAAGCGGATATCGCAGCAGATATTTCACGGCAATATCCAGTAAGAATAATTTGCCACCTCCTTGGCATACCACACGATGACTTGGATAGATTTAGCAAATGGGCAGTTGACATGTTGAGAAATTTTGACATGAACTATGAAAAATCTACAGAATCAATCCTTCAGTCCCAAAAAGAGATGGATGAATATGTAGAAGGATTCATTGAACTTCGCAGAGCAAACCCACAAGATGACCTCATCTCCATGTTAGTCAACGCTGAAGATAATGGTGATGTTCTTTCTAATGAAGAAATAATGACACTAATTGAAGCGCTAATGATTGCAGGGATTGACACAACACAGAACCAGTTAAGTACTGCCGTTTCTATACTTATAGATAACCCAACAGCATGGTCACTTCTTTCCGAAGACCCCAGTAGTGCCAAATTTATCGTGGAGGAACTGATGCGTATGAACGGTTCAGTATCCAATACGGGGAGAATTGCCGCAGAGGACATTGAATACAGGGGAGTATTATTTCCTAAAGGAACAATAATGTTCGTCAATCTGGCTGTAGCCAACTACGACATGTCTACATTTGTGAACCCTGACGAGTTTATTCATAATCGTAGAGAACTTGAATCAATGCATATGTCTTTTGGGATGGGGCTTCACTACTGCCTTGGGGCACCAATTGCTCGTGCCGAAATACAAGAAGCGCTTATCATTATTGCAAACAGGCTAAAAAACATTCAGCGCAATGGTGAAACTATTTATAAAGACGAAAACTCTGCCGTGTACGGCCCTGTTTCGCTCCCGGTAACATTTTCTAAATACTGAAGTTCTTCCTCTGACATCACTATGCCAACCTGAAGAAGCATGGCTTTGAGCTTCTCTAAACGTTCATCCATTATAGTTCGTCCATAATCTGCTCAAATGACTTTTCTGGGTAGTCAATTGTCAATTGGGTAATCCAGTCTTTAAATTCTTGAGACGCTTCAGGGTATGGATGAGGAATCGACTTATAGTTTTCTTCACCCTTTAAGAACTTGGCCAAATGCATATCGGGCAATGCGTCTATTTCTTCAAGAATCGATTGTGGAATATCGAGAGTTTCAAAAACCAGTTTAGAATATGCGGCCATTGGGTGGTCTGAATTGAATGGCTCTTCTGCCATGAATGACCATTCGCGCATGTTTTTGAACAATTGAAATATTGACTTGGCGCCCCACATTGTTGACGGCGTGGGGTCAGTCTCCGAGTCATGCCATTCATTCATCTCTAGGTAACCAAAAAGGAATTTAGGGTGTAAAACTATTGGAAATGCAAACTTGGCAACTTTAAGTACTTCCAGCTTGACTTCAGAAACTACTGTTTTGTCATACCAAGAATGGGCGTGGTTAGCATATTCTGTTCCTTCTGATACGAGAAGGCCTGTGTATGTAAGATTGTCGCACCGGTCTAAACTTGAGTTTTTGCCGGTGTTTGTTCCCTCTTGTAAAAATTCACTTTTTAATAAAATAAAAACACCCTTTAAAGAAGGGTCCGAACTGCGGAGAAGTATTTCTGGTTCAAGCATTTTCTAGCTCCTGAATTTTATTTACTATAACAATCATTTGTTTACATCTTTTTTCTAATTGACCACTGTGCGACAATATAGGAGAATTGGGAATTGCCTCAAAAGAAGAGTAGTCAAAAACATCAGGGTCTAAACCGCAGCGAAAACAAAGTTTATACACCTCAACTGATATCGCTTTTTTCATTTCATAAAGCGCAGAAATCTTACTTTCTACTTCGCTGAATTCAGACATGTTTGTCTCATCTCTGCTTATTGATTAACCTAGCAATTATACCTTGCTTGTCATTTTGATTTTCTAATTGCTTGTCTACACGGATTCGCTCCCTGCGGTAAGGTGCTGCCGTTCCATCACGTGGAGCAACGTGGCCCATCCCAAACCCAGTAGTAGCAACGTATTTAAAGTAAGACTCGTCATTGAAGTCTATTTTTTCAAAATCTGCGTTGCGTTTAAATGGGACTAACTGGACTAGAGGGGTTCCGTGTTTTATCCCAAAAGGGCGGTCTGTGGTTATGTTTAAAACCACATTCGCTAGGTGATAGAAGTCCGTATGAACCACAGCTGGAACTACCGTATAGTTCTCGTTAGGTTCCCAGTAGACCGGGAGAATCATTGTTGACCAGCCTGGTGCAGTCTCAAACCTCCATGGATTCACTATTTTGGGATACTGTCCTGTTTCCAGTTTTCTTACGCTCGTCATAGGGCACTCACCTGTTGACTCATAACCAAAACCTGAAATATTAGCTATTCCGGCTTCAGGACTAAATTCATCAGCACCGTGTTCCCAGCCACCTGCGCCATCTGGCCTAAATCTAAAATTGGTCCACGCTGGCAAAGTGACTCCAGCAGATAAAAAATCTATAGTTCCAGCACACTTACGCAAGGAGCCTTGATGTTTTCCAATTTGCCTAAACCACTGAGGTGGCTGAGAAATAGAATTTACAGTTGGCGGAGATTCCATCAAGCGATTATCAACAGGAGTAAACCTAATAACCCCAGGCTTCACCTTTGGTAATTTTTTCATTTCATTGCCATTCACTGTCTGTGTATCTGATTTCCCTCAAAGCCTCTGCGTGGTCAACAAGTTCGTGCGCATGTCTACTGTGACGTATTTCGTCAATTTTTTTATTTACTTCTTGTCGCAAATTGGTTGTGTTAAGAGCTCTAACGCATCCAACAACACCTATCAAGCCTTGACCTTGTGCAACATGGGCCATGTGAGGGGTTAAAAACATCTCGCCTGAAGTTGAATCAAAGTCGTATCTAGACGGAGGCACTTCAGCCCACAAATCTATGATTGATTGAAGTTCTTCATTGATTGGCATGTGGGACATTGTTTCCCAAAATTTAGAATCAGTACGGTCAGAATAATAATGAAGCCTAATCATGGAAAGAATATTATTCATCATTTTCGTAAACTTCGCATTAAAGTGTTTTTGCGAAGCATGATTAGACGGCATGTACGAAGCAATGTAAGGCAGCATGAACCGCACTTGTTGAATTGTTGAACCTATGCTTGTTGCTTCTAGTGGCTCAACAAATGAGGAAGCTAAACCAACGGCACAGCAATTATTCACCCAGCATTCTTTTAAATGCCCTGCATCAAACGAAATGACGCGAGGATTTTCAATTTTGTATCCGGACATTTCTTCGGCTTCATGTATAGCCTCGTCTTGGCTAATAAATTGAGAAGAAAAAACATACCCGTTACCGCGACGTTCTTGTGTTGGTATTTCCCACATCCAGCCAGCACTTGCTGCTCTAGCGCGAGTGTATGGTCTTATCCTGCCGTTTGGGTCGCTTTCTGTTGGGAACGGAATCGCGGTGTCGCACAAAAGGTATTTGTCAAAAGAAACCCACTCATCCGCATCTAGTTCTTTCATTAAAACACGATTAAAACCGCTTGCATCAAACCAGAAGTTTGCACTGACAGTGTCTCCGTGGTTTGTTTCAATAGATTCAATATTGCCGTACGTACTGTCTCTGGTCACTTTCTTGACCTCGGCATCCACGAACTTAATATTTCTCTTAAACGCTAGTGACGTAAAGTAATCGTTAAGTTTGTTTGTATCAAAATGAAACTGATTTGTAGATTTGTGCAAATTTTGTCTATTGATTTTATCTTTTACCAGACCTACGCTTGTTGTCTGGGTCGTAAACAGTTTGTTTTTTTCTACCATTCCCATATAGGTCGCATAAAGCCCAAAAGCATAGATGTCGTCAATTTCACCAACGCTGTGGAAATAGTCCTTAGTGTGGGTTGACCAATTTTCAAACCTTAATCCGTACTTATGCGTAGCGGCAGTGGCTTCAATCATCTCTTCCAATGGAATCTCGCACAAGTCCATGAACGTTTTCCAGTGCTCAGTGCTTCCTTCTCCAACGCCAATGATGCCAATCTTGGAGGATGAAACAATTGTTATTTCAGCCCACGGAAAAGACTGCCTAAGTATCAGTGCTGTTATTAGTCCTGCAGTTCCTGAGCCAACGATTCCAAAAACTAGAGGCCTATTTAGTTCGGTATTTTCGTTCATTATTGAATACTAACACCTATTTAAACCAAGAGACAAGAGAGTATTTCGTACCCTGAATAACAGGGTGAGCGATATGGAGGTAAGGAAAATTGCTTGGGAACAAAATTACAGAACCTAATTTTGGTTCAACCGTTACGCCAAATGTTGGGAATTCCAATTCTCCACCTAATTCAGGTTCACCAAGTATTGTCACAACACTAAAAACTCGCGAGTTATCTCTAAAGTGGTCATAATGAGCATGATACTCAGAGCCTGGAAGATACTTCAAAACAGAATAAGGCTCGTGAAAGCCATTTGGCAACATGTGTTCTTCTGAGTAATCCCTTATCGCTTTTTCCATTGGAAGGCGAACAGCAGAATCAAACAAGCGAGACAAGTCGGTTGGCTCATACGGCTTCATTAGTGGAATTAATCCGCACTCTAATGAAGTTCGGTAGGAAGTGACCGACCCTCCTTCTCCAACCCCAGAGTTCCCCCAAGTGAGTTCACTCCACTCATTTTCTGCTTCTGTATTTAAACAGTCTATGAAATTAGCAACACTTGACGGGTCTAGCATCTCTTCATAAACAGAAATGCATGTTGCTGGGGATACGTGATTCATATTGCCTCAAATTCTCCTGAATAATACCGGTTTCCATCAGGAGAGCAAACGATAAAAGTTTTTTTGCCAGGAGTCGTTATACGAGGCCTAAATCTTATTATGTGATTTTCTCTTAATCTAGGAACAAAAACTTCAGTACCGTTGTTTCCTGTAATGCGCAAAGTGGTTTTTTTATTAAAAACTACAAACTCATTAGTAATGTCAATACTGTAAATAAATCCAGTTTTTGCGGTTTGTTTAAATTCAATATTATTCACTTCTGGAGTTGAAATAATGGAGATTTTATTAGCAAAAATACCATCTTCTTGATTGCCGTATCTTATTTGCAGACCAGAAAGTTTTGCTAACTTTTCTGCTTCACCGGCTTCATTAGTTATATTCCAGGGAATATAAACAAATCGCTTCATGACAATTCGGCTATTTTGCTTTCAATTAAATCAAGAGACGAAATCAAGGTGTTTACCCTGGTGCGCTCGCCAACAAAAGAATCAATTGGGTCACTTGCCAGCAAAGGGTCATAAGCATCAGGGTCTAGGCCCATGCGAATTAATTGAGTGTAGATGTCTGTTTGAATTCCACTTTTAACAGAATTCAAAGCCATCAATTTTTGTTCATTTGTAAGACCAAGGTCCATCTTTTTCTCCTAAATATTTATAAGAACGTATGCTGACCCAGAAGAGGCAGCAAAGTTGTCTGAATCTGCTGTTAGACCTGCGCGAGTGTCGTATGTAATTGTACCCGCTACCGAGTCACTAACTACGAGAATAGCACCTCCGCCACCTGCGCCGCCTCGCTTGCCGGTTGTTCCCGTACCGCCTGAGCCACCTGCTCCGCCTGTGCCACCTGCTCCTCCGGAACCTCCGGAACCGCCTGCTCCTCCTGCTCCGCCTGCTCCTCCTGCTCCTCCTGCTCCTCCTGCTCCGCCTGCTCCGCCTGCTCCTCCTGCTCCTCCTGGATAAACGGTTGGAGGGTTTGCTACTGAAGTTGGAGCATTGGGGTGGTGGGACCACGTGTTGGTTCTGGTTGGGGAGTGAGAATGCGCACCATGAGCGGGCGTGTGGGCGTTGGGATGAGTGTGATATTCATGGGTTGAATGAGGTGTCCAATGATTATCGTGACCTATGAATCTCCCGTGATACCTACGGTCGTCGTGTCCACCCTCACTGCTGGGATGACTGTGTCCGCCATGTCCGTTTGGCTTTGCATGGTAATGAGGGAATGGATAGTGATGACTTAACTGAAAGTAAGCATGCCACCAGTGAGGGTTCCAGTGATGCGAGCCACCATGGGGGCCATCATTGTGCGGATGGTGTTCATGTCCATTGTGATGATGATGTGGATTTGCGTGGTGATGCGGAGTTCCTCTATGAAAGTGATGAGGGGTCGCGTGGGCATAATGGTGACCCTTGATATCTGAAGCATGTACGTGTTCCTGAACGTTTTCGTGCTGTTGAGTATGGGCTCTTGTGGCATGACCATGAAAGTTTGAATGATTTGTGTAGTGGTGATGATGGGATGGATTATGTGTTGCAGCATTTGGGTGCGTATGTGGCGCGTTGTGAACACTCAATGATGGAGCGGAGCCTCCAGGACTTCCAGTAGCACCAGTGCTTCCAGATGCCCCAGCAGCGCCAGCGGCTCCAGATGCTCCTACCGCTCCAGATGCTCCAGATGCCCCAACAGGACCACTCGCTCCAGATGAACCCGTTGCTCCTGATGAACCTGATGAACCAGTTGTACCCGAAGAACCTACGGAAATAAACTTTCCTGACCCAATAATGTGTTTAGCGACCACACAGACGATTCCTCCACCAAGACCGCCTGCTCCTCCAGCGCCGCCTGCTCCTCCTAAACCAGGGGAGCCAGTTGCGCCAGGACTACCAGAAGAACCAGGACTACCAGAAGAACCAGGGCTTCCGCTTGCTCCACTGCTTCCAGTTGCCCCAGCAGTACCCGACGCTCCGACAGAACCAGGATTACCCTGTCCGCCAGAAGCACCAACTGTTGTTGCTGACGGTCCATATGAACCTGTTGCTCCAGGGGAACCTGTTGCACCAGCAGAACCAGGACTACCAGTTGCGCTAGCGGGCGTACCAGTTGCTCCAGCAGAGCCAGTTGCTCCAGGGCTTCCTGTGGCACCTGCGCTTCCTGTTGCTCCAGGACCTGTTGCTCCAGAAGGGCCTTGTGAACCAGATGCGCCTTTAGACCCTCCACCAATAGGAATCATCCCTGTGGTGTGCATGAACACTCCACCAGACATTGCGTTGATGTCTTTGTATAGATATTCAGGAAGTGCGGTTATTCCAGGGCTAGTTCCGCCTCCACCTTGTCCACCAGCACGATAAGTAATCGCGGATTGAGAATGGCCTTTGACTGTTCCGTCAGAAACGGTAGATGCGGCTTCACCAACTGTCCCAGAAGAGACAGAACCAATTCCGATGTAGCCATTATTTGTAAGAGTGTTCTTAACAAAGACTCGGTAGCCATTTGTATTGAGGAAAACGTCTGCATTAATCACCAGATTGTTATAGAACATGTCTGACGTAATCGCTGTGTTTGATGTTACGACTACGTCGCCGTCCCCACCATGTCCGTATATTTCGTCATTAGCAGCACGAGCAACGCTTTTTTCAATTCTAGAAATAGCCATATCACACCTGTGACATATAGTAGACGGTTCCTGGGTTTTGTCCAGTTACATCAGTGGTTATTCCAGGAGCCAATACTTCAGCAGAAGAAACGATGAGAATTACTCCTCCGCCTGCAGGGGCAGTTCCCGGCGCTTTGATGTAAGCCGTGCCTGACGCTGGTCCAGAAATGTAGCGAGCAGCAATGATAACTATTCCGCCCCCAACTTGACCTAGTCCGCCAGCACCTCCACGCAAAAAGGTAGGACCACCTGCAGCAGTGACGGAATAACCAGTAATTGCTTGTCGTGGAATTCTGAAGTAGTTAGCGCCACCCATTGATGAGTGGGGAACAGTTGCCAAGACGCCAGTCGCGGCTCCACCTAAAGAATGAAGTACTGGTTCCAGTATTCCTCCGCCCTGGGCGATAGAGCCAGCGGTTGCAAAACCGGTCGTGTAACCAATCGTTGAGTTGGTTCCCATGAACTTTAATGTGCCCTTAACGAAGATTCTGTATCCGTCGGGCTGTAGGCGGCAACTCGTATTGATGGTCAAATCGTTGAAGTACATATCGCGCGTCATTGTATAGACACTCGCAGACGGAGCCATGCTTAGGACTGTCGTGGTTCCGTCAAGTACAGCATCGCCGTCAGCGCCTGTTCCATAAACAGAGTCAACGGATTCGTTAAAGTAGGCATTCCAGACTGTTCCATCAAATTGCCAACTCTTAGAGCCGACAGTAAATATTTGATTTACATACGGAGAAGCAGGAAAAGTAATCGCTGGCATTACTCAGGGTTCCATTCTTCAGCGGTGTTGCCTTCAGCAACCCACGCAAGATACGCCCGAGTGTATTCAGAATCTACGGAAGGGTCAAAGTTCGCCGCACCTTCATCCCAAATTACAATAACATCATTGTTTTTAATTATGTATCTCATAGTTCTGCATCCTGAATCAATGTTGAACTTCCGCTTGAAGAATAAAAACCACTCTGGTTGGCATTCGTAATCCCAGCATTTACGGTAGATAATAAAATCATCCAGTTTGTTCCCCTGTCATAAACTGAAGGAGAAGCAGAAGTGTTTAATACCGTCCATGAACCAGAAACTGTTGCACTACTTGGTCTTGCTCTCATTACGGTAGGCATTGGAACTGTGTGGTAAATATTTGTACTTGCTGGTTGATAAACACCACAAAACAAATCTCCATTATTTTGACTTACCCATTTCCAGTAATACCGTTGGCATAGTGCTAGTTCTGTGCCGTATGGTCGTTGTTCAAACGGGGTCGGCTGAGGGTTGGCTTCTAACTGCACGCCTGTAATAGCAAAGATGTTTCCAACCGTAGCAAAAGCGTTTGCATGCCCAGTAACGCCAGCGGGAGTTGATGATGAACTCCACGCACCAGCAGCCCCAGTAGACGATGCCTCAACACGGGGGGTAAAGGCAAGAAAAACGCCTGAACCATTAGTAGTCAACCATGTTCCCGAAGTATCACCAGCAATAGTTATTGTTTTCTTTTCCCAAGTGTTGGCTGCAGAAATAGTATAAGAAGCAATATAGTTACGAGTTGAGAACCAATTGTTCAACTTAATGGAATATGTGCCAGTAACCGCTGAACGAACCCAAAAAGAAATGGTTATCGTTTTTGCTCCAGAAGTACCCCATGCTAGTTGAGCAGAGTTTAATCCTTCTATTGCTTGCAATATATCAATATAGTCATAAGCGACAACAGTTCCAACCGTGGTTACAGTCATTCGTAATGAATGTGTAAAACCTTGCCCGCTCGGAACATCAGAGTTCTGCGAAGTTGTTACTTGTAGGTAACCTGTGTAGTTTCCAACTCGCCAACGGTCAACTGTGTACCCAGTATTAGTTCCAGTAAGGGCAGTTGCTCGTTGGTCAACCTGCATACCACCATTAATGATTAAATTGCGGAAACCAGACCCTGGGTATGTTGGACCCCAGTTAGCGCCGTCATACTGCTGATTAATGTTTGTGTCAGTCTCATAAATCGTCTGACCTTCCCACGGTGCAGATGGACGAGTAGATGAAGTAACTGGTAGTGGCGACATTGCACCAGCACCTAGTTCAACCCATGCAGAGTTGTAGTAGATGTAAGTAGAACCAGTAGTTGAGTTGAACCAAAGGTCACCAGCAGACGGCGACACTGGGGCGGTTGCAGAACTTGTTAGTGGTGCACCAGCTCCTGTTGCTCCTGTAAGTCCTGTCGGACCAGTTGGGCCGGCAAGCCCTGTTGGGCCAGTTGGCCCTGTCGCACCGATTCCTGTTGGGCCAGTTACTCCTGTAGCTCCAGCTCCACCAGTGATTCCGGTTGGACCCGTTGCTCCGGTGGCTCCAGTTGGAAGCACGAAGTCAAGTACGGCTGCGGCAGTAGTCCCACTATTGGTGACAGAACCTGTTGCCCCATCGGTTGTTGTGCCAACAGAAACTGTTGCTGCAACTCCGGTTGGCCCTGTTTCTCCGGTTAACCCAGTTGCCCCTGTTGCTCCCGTAAGCCCAGTCGGGCCTGTTATACCAGTCAAACCGGTAGGACCAGTTATGCCAGTGGGCCCAGTAGCGCCGGTTAGACCAGTCGGTCCAGTATCTCCGGTTATGCCAGTTGCACCGCTAGCCCCAACAACACCAGTAGCGCCAGTTGGACCTGTGGCACCAGTTGGACCAACATCTCCTTGGTCACCAGTTCTAGCAAAAGTGACAAGCAAGGAATCGGCATCAGTAAAACTTGTAACCGAACCGCTCATGTAGGAAACAGGAATATGGAAGTGGTTGTTGTGATGTGTGTGAGAGCCAATTATCGCAAAGAAAGCATAATCTTCTGGGGTTCCTGCATCGTAGATTTTAAAGTTACCTTTAATTTCGGATGTTGAATCGTCAACTGTGTTTAGGAATCCTTCTGTTGATACATTATCGGCATCAAAAAAAGATATATAGAATTCTGTTGCGCTGCTTATTGTGGTGTTGTTGAAACCGAGTATTCCGCTAGGGAATGTGTCATGTACTTCCGTGGGGAATGAAACCTCGTACACATAATCAAATGTGACACCACCAAATGAGCCAACTTCTCCTTGTGGTCCTGTTGCGCCTGTTGGACCAGTTGGACCAGTTGGACCGTCGACTGAGATTGGTTGAGGACCAACTTCCACCCATCCTAAATCGTAATAAACAAAAGTTTTTCCGGTATCAGACTCAAACCAAAGGTCACCTTGCGTTGGTGTTGATGGAGCTGTGTCGGATACTGTCACATACGCCACACCAGTGGCTCCAGCAGGACCTGTTGCGCCAGTAGGACCCGTTGCTCCAGTTGCACCATCAGAACCTACATACCCAGCAGAACCAGACGGACCAGTCGGTCCTGTTAATCCCGTTGGGCCGGTGGCTCCAGTCAGTCCAGTTGCTCCGGTTAATCCTGTTGGTCCAGCAAGTCCTGAAGGACCAGTGACACCAGTTGGGCCTGTTACGCCATCCTGTCCTATTAATCCAGTTGGCCCAGTGTCTCCCGTTACTCCGGTAGGTCCAGTCGGACCAATTGGTCCGGTTGGACCCGTTGCTCCAGTATCCCCGATTACACCAGTAGGACCCGTTGCTCCAGTGTCTCCAGTTACGCCAGTGGCTCCTTCTGGACCTACTGGGCCAGTTGCTCCGATTGGGCCAGTCGCACCTATGCCTGTGGCTCCAGTCGCTCCCGTCAAGCCAGTTGGACCCGTTGGCCCTTCTATGCCTGTTGCTCCTGTGGCCCCTGCAGGACCCGTAGGGCCGCTTGGCCCAAGTGGTTGTGTTCCGATTTCAACCCATTGAGAATCGTAATAAACGAAAGTTTTACCAGTGTCGGACTCAAACCAAATCTGACCAGCAGTAGGAGTGCTTGGAGCAGTGTCGGAGATTGTTGCCCCACCTGCGGCATTGGAGTTAACCCAAGCAGTACCGTTCCATTGCAAAACCTGACCAGTGGCAACGCTCGTTATGGTTACATCAGTTAAATCATCAAGAGAAGCAACTGTTGATGATGTACCAGGAAGGAACTTTGTCCCATTGAATTTAAGCACTTGGTCAGTTGCCGCACCAGAAGTATCCACTTCAATTCCGTCAATAAAGAGAGTGGGAACTTTAAAAGTGTCGTCAGTTTTGAGGACATCCGCCCCATCGCGGTACAGGTTTACATCCGCAACATTTGTACCATCACCCCAAACAAGGCGTCCACCGCCTTGGATTTGAAGCCTTGCGTAAGTGTCGCCGTCTACAAAAATTGTTAACCCATCAGAACCAGCAGATGACAACTGCTTAATAGCAATAGGGGTTATAAATTTTTGAGCCATGACCTCGGTCGTTTCTCTTGTTAATGCCCCTCAGGGCCAAGCATTAAGCTTTCTTGCCGAATGCTTTATCGTTTGGATTCAGGTAACGCATGATAACAGGGAGACCAGCTGCCCAGAGAGCATTTGCTGCCATCTTGATGTCTCCTGTTGAAACGTAAACCGCGACTGCTGCACCAAGGACGCTTCTTGCGTACGATGCTGCCATTGCTTTTTGTTCTGCTGTGATTTTCATGTTTTTTCCTATCCAGTTACGACGATGTGGAAATCGTCAAGACCAATTAATGAGCCATTAATTGTTACTACGACTGCGTCTAGGCTTGAACGAACAACATCGCAGTTGACAGTTTCTCCAGTAGACACTTGATAAACCTGAACAAGGACATTCTTTGTATTGAATTTGTGCGTGACGGTCGTGACCGAAGTAGTGCCAGAAGAAGCAGCACATGGCTGATGAGCAACACGGGCAAGTACTGAAGGGTCTGTAGTTACAGCACCAGCGCTTGTTTTGATACCGAGGGCTAAACGAGCATCTGCGGCAGTTGAAGAACCAGTACCACCATGCTCTACGGCAACATCTGTGGCCGCCCATGTTCCTGTTGCGATTGTTCCAAGAGTTGTAATTGATGTTTGACCAACATAGTCAGCATGAATGTCAATTGCGTCTGAGGTGATTTGTGTTCTGTTGGCAGTTACGTTGACATTGATTGTATTTCCGTTTTGAGAAATACCATCTCCGGCAGTAAATGAGCCGGCACCAGAAAACTGGGTCCACGCAATGCCTGTTGAGTCAATTGTGATTGTTCCGTTTGTGGAGACAACAAATCCCTTGTCGGAGTTGACAGAACCTTCTTCAACAAAGGTAAATGTTCCAGGCTTTAGTTCACCAGTATCGACTGTTCCGTTTGCGTCAGAAGAACGAAGTGCGGTACCAGAAGCAACGGCTACGTAAATACCGTTTTCGGCTGCGGCACCACCAATTTGGTTTTTTACAAGTACACGGTCGCCAGCAACAAGCTCTACGCCGTCGATTTCGTCGCCAGCCTGAAGGTCTGCTGTTAGGTCAACTGCAGCAGTAGTTGCAACTCTTACTGACTGCTTGACGTCAAGACCCTGACGAGCGGCGTCTACATATGCCTTTGTGGCAATATGTGCATCCAGTGTTGGGGTGGCAACCTTGGCCCGGCCGCTCGCGTCACGAATTATCAGTTTGTCTGCGGTTGCTTCGGCAGTAGCATCACCAAGTTTTGTAAAATCTGCTGCAGTTAAAAGACCCGCAATTGATGATGTCGCAAGTTCTGGCGTGATAGTTATCTGGCCATTTGACTCATTTATTGTAAGAGCGGTAGCGTTTGGCCCGCCGGAAACTACAGCATTAGCAGCCCCACCAGTTTGACCAGTTGACGCAAGAAGCGTTCTCCACGCAGTGCCGGACCAAACCTTGATGACGTCTTCGGCCGTATTGTAGATTGTGCGACCTTCAAAGTTACCAGACGTTGGGTCTATAGCCCAGAACTCAAATTTGGCATTAACCAGTTCGTTCTGATTTAGGTCAATATTTGTAAGAAATTTTTGTGCCATTTTTACTCTACCTTACGTGAGATATGCTTTACCAGAAAACGCCGCAGAAAACGTCACCGTAATCCGAGTATTACTATTGTATTGTACCTCACCAAATACATGGGTATCTGCAGAATCCACGATGGTTACCTGTGGCCTGCCCCCAAGTGTGTGGTCTATTACCCAAGTTTCCGATGCTGAGCCTTGAACAAACTCAAGTCGTCTGGTGTTTGCCGAAGTTCCGCCAATTCCACCGCCCCTGACCAACACCTGGTTTGGTGAGTCTTGATTAATTAAAACCTGGTTTGGCGTATCCTCGTTGATGTTTACTTGGTTTGGGACATTGCTCATCTAGTAACTTCCTCGGACAGAGTAAAGCTTCCTTGTACAACCCTAGACACCACGCCTTCAAGACTTACTATTTCTAAGTCATAAACTCCGCTACTAGTTATTCCTGCGGTTACTGTTGCGCTCATTATTAAAATAATTCTTCCATCTTCTGCAACTATTTCTATACGGCCGTTTGCTGTAGTCAGTTCTACGATTGTCGTAGTTGAAGTGACAGTTCTTCTGACTTGCATTCTTGCAGTGAAGCCCTCGAGGTCATATGGATGAAAAATGGTTGGGTCTACAGGGTCGGGGTACTGAAGGTCGATAATTCTAGAGAAGGTCGCCCCTTGTTGACAAAATATGTTGTATACGCCTGCAATCATGGCCAACTCCTAGAGATTCTTCAGTATTCATTGTAGTTGAGAGAAAACCCTTCAATAGCAAGTAAATAATGGTCTTGACCCCAAACTAGCACAAAGAATTCAAAGTCTATGATTTTTGCTGTTTGTCAAAATGGTAAAATTGTTTTGTCTTTGGGGCAACGACTATCGCATTTGGGGAAATAGGTGTCATTTTTGGGGAACACTAGAATAAAAATTAGAAAATCGGCTTGGATAAACATGCCGGTGATTCTTCTATCTTTATTCACTTCTGTTTTTAGTGTTGGAGCTTCGGCGTCAACAGTTATTACGAATGGCGGCTTTAATGGCTCTAACGGCTGGACCATAGTCCAGAACGGTGGAAGCGGGATGGCCTTCAATAGTGCCCTCCAGTTTTCTTATGCAACGGGAGAAGTCAGCCAGTCTTTCACCGTAAGCCCAAATGAAACTGTAGAAATCTCGTTTACTGTTGACAACTCAACCACAAACAGTGTTGGTCAAGGGGCGATTGCAGATGCATGGAACGCCACACTTACTGCTGGTGCAACAGTAGCAAGCGTGGGAAGGTCGACGGCCCACAATCAAGAAACCTTTACATTGTCACTAAGCGTCCCAACTGGAGTATCTTCTGCGACCTTGAACTTCAGCGGTGTGGACAATGGGTTCTGGTCGGGAGTCTATGGACCCATAATCGACAGTGTTTCAGCCAACATAACGCCAGCACCCTTTGTTGCGACAGGATACCCAGCAGACCAACAGTGGGAAGCTGTCACTTACGGCGCTGGAAAGTTTGTGGCTGTTGCTTCTTCTGGTGACGGCAATCGTGTCATGACTTCAACAAATGGTAATTATTGGACCTCAAGAACGTCTGCCTCAAATAGTAACTGGCAGGGAATTACGTATGCAGATAACCAGTTTGTTGCAGTTGGCTCAAATGCCGTAATGACCTCGCCTGATGGAATTACATGGACATCAAGAACTGCACCAAACGGCGAGTGGCAGGCAATCACAAACTGCGGTGGTCTTTATGTTGCTACTGCAACATGGGGAAGCAATTACGTTATGACTTCTACTAACGGTTCCGACTGGACCATTAGAACACCTGCACATGCGTGGTCACATGATGCAGTGGCCTGTAGCGCAGAAGTTCCACGATTTGTTTCCGTGTCTCAGTTTGGTAGAGGTTGGTCGTCAGCAGACGGAATTTCTAATTGGTCTATTCAAAATCCAGGCGCAATCGTAGACATAAGAACGGTTGCGTTTGGTGCTGGTCGTTTCTCGTGGCTTGAATACAGCACAAATTCAGGAAATAGATATGGTGCGTACTCTACAAACGGAGTTAACTGGACAAACACAGCAAGCGCCCCAGCCAACCAGTGGAAATACATTACATATGGTGGAAACAAGTTTATTGCCGTAGCAGAAGGTGGAGTTAATTCACGCTCTGCTTATTCAACCGATGGTGCAAACTGGACGCTTGGTTCTGGAATTCCAAACAACTCATGGCAGGGTGTTGCTTATGGGGCAGGAAAATACGTTGCGGTAGCAAACTCTGGGACAGGGAACAGGGTTATTACCTCTGCTGATGGTCAATCATGGGAAAGCCTTTCTGTTAGTTACCTTAACCCGGTACAAAATTTAACTGCGACAGCAAACAGTGACGGAAGCGTAAGTCTTGATTGGGATGCTCCAGAGGCAAGTAACACTGAAATATACGGATACTCAATCAACTTTGTTGACTACGACGATGGTGTTGAGCGTGGTGGATGGGGTATCTGGACAGTTGCTGCGAATACGTCTTATTTACTTAATGATTACATGTTTACTGGAAGCAACCCGGTTACTACTGGGTACGGCCCTGTCCGTTTCAAGGTATACGCAATGACTGGTCCGTGCGCAGGTGTTGGAAGTGGTTCCTGCATGTACGGCCCAAGCACCAGTGCGGATGCAGATGTTGTCGAACCTGTTCCGTCTACAACTACAAGTAGTAGCAGCACTACTACAACTACTGAACCGGAAGTCGTTCCTCCGCCTATTGAAATACCTCCAACAGATAACACCACTGTCTCAATTCCAGAACTAGAAACACCAATTTCCCCAACCACAACAACCGTTATTGAAACAATATTTAACCCACCAGTGGAGGTAACCCCAGTTGAGACACCCACGAGCGAAGGTAACGCCGAAGGTGATGGACCCGCCGCCTCGGTACCACAATATGCCCCAGAACAAGAGACAACAACACAAACGGATGAACCGGCGATAGTTGTTCCAGCAGATACCCAAGATGCAGCTGATGCTGCAGTTGCGGATATTTTTGACGGCCCTATGTCTGATGCAGGACTTGCAAATGCAGTTGACGATTTGGTTGCAGATGCCGGAACACCAGAACAATTAACCGCCGTAGTTAATTCACTTCTTGACCAAGAACTAACAGACACGCAATTTTCTACAGTTATTGATTCGGTGTTTGATGGACCTATGTCTGACGAAAACTTTTCTGCTGCAGTTGATGCCGTCTTCGCAGATACTTCAGTATTGAGCGACGAACAGTTTGACACCGCGGTGCAAGCAGTGTTTGATGGTCCTTTGTCAACCGAACAGTTTGGCGATGCTCTTGAGGCTGTTTTTGACGAACCGATTTCTGATGAAAAGTTTGATGCCATTATTGATGCCGTTTTAGATGAACCACTTTCTGACGAACAGTTTGAAGAACTTGTTGGTGTCCTGGAATCAGACGCAGTTACAGAAGAACAAGTAGCTGCTGCGGTTGATTCGGTTATCGAAGGCGGCGTTACAGAAGACCAAGCTACAGAACTTGCTACCAGCGAAAAGGTTTTGGAGAGTATCGACGGCGAGCAAGCAGCAGAAATCTTTGATGCTGTGGATATCTCAAATGTAACACCAGAAGAGGCTGCGGCTTTAGTTGAAGCTGTTCAGGGGGCACCAACCGAAGTTAGAGAATCAATGGAGTCTGAAATTAACGTATTCGATGGGGCCATCGACACGTATGTGCCACTTGGTTCTGCTGTCGACGTTGGAACACGAAGAGTTGTTGTAGCAGCAGCGACTGCTGCAATGGGTATGACCATGGCAGGTGGAGCTCCATCTGCGCCGTCTGCACCAAGCGGACCAAGCGGTAGTGGTGGAGGCGGCGGCGAAGGCGGCGGTGGACCATCTGAAAATAAAAAAACTTCTAATAGGAGGAGAATAAAGTGAAAGCTTTAAAAAAAATAGCAAAAGAATTTCATTCACTTGCATGGACACTCGCTGGTGCAGTAACGGTTTTAATAACCCTTTCTGGCGACACAAGAACAATGGGTATGTGGATATCTGGAGTTGCGTTAGCTGTTCACTTGCTTGGAATCGTATTCAAAAAAAGTGAATAAATAACCGCAAGTATTTACACCCCACATAGGTGCGCCTTTTATTTTGCCGCATTTTAATGAGGTACAATGTTGAAACGTTTTTGTAATACAAAACGGTCGCACAACCATACGCACGGAGACTTTTATGCCAAGAAAATATTCCTATTATCCAAGTTTTGACGGAAAAAAAGCCCAAGAGGGCACCCTAAAACTCGTTGAACTCTGTGGAAAAAGATGGAAAGCCACCAATATGGGGATTTATTCCCCAAGATTGATGAGGAACTCTCACACTGCCGGCAAGAAGATTGGCGACCCTGGCATGGAGAAGTACCTCAGCGTTCACGCCACTGGAGCCGCATGTGACGTTGGTTACACAGACCGCAAGGTTGGTGTTGAAATGTGGAACTGGCTTCTCAAGTACACCAAAGAACTCGGGATTGAAGAGATTCATGACTATGCATTTGATGCTGATAAGTCGGACAAGAATGTTGGCTATGGTCGCGGCTTCAGGTGCTCAAGAGGAGAAAACGAGGCTGGGGTAAAAATTTTCACCGAAAAAGATAATGCTGGAAGTTTTGGCGGTAAGTGGTTGCACATAGAACTTTCTCCAGAGATGGCAAAAGACGCTGCAAAGTTTGAAGCAGCATGGCGTGCCCTTCCTAAGCCTGGTGCATGATTCAGAATGGAAGCAATCACAGTTGCTCTCATCACTTTAGTCGGTGCCGTACTAGTTGCCCTTGTAGAAAAGGGACGACGTGAAAACAAATCTGACCATGGAGTTGTTTCAGAAAAGCTTGACATTATTGGCAAAAGTCTTGGAAGGTCAATCGACCGTGTTGAAGAGACCGTTGTTCGTAACGAAGTAAAGCTTGACCAACATATTCGTGACCATGTAAAGGGAGATGTCTGATGGCCGGTAAAAAACCAGCAAAAGTAATGGCAAGCCAGACAAAACAGATTGTTCTGGACCCAGCAATATATGGAATCTCTGTCAAGTATTTTGGAACAAAAAACTCACCAATGGTTTGTCCAAATTGCAAAAGAACTTCCGTAAGAGGGATGATTAGAGTTCGTGGAGAAGAAATGCTTTGTTCACTGAGATGTGCCGAACAATCATCTAAAATTAGTACACAAGATTCAGGAGATGAAGCAAAATGAGCGAAAGTCCACTATTTAAGGCACGTCAAGCAGAGCTGGCGAAGCGCGGCGTATCTCGTACTGCTGTAAACGTACAAGAAATTATTGCTGAAAAAGAAGAACAGATGAAGGCCTTCAAGGAAGAAGCAAAGAAAGCCAAAAAAGCTGCAGAAACCGCCCAGGAATCAGAAGTTCCAAAAGAAGTTTTTCCTCCAGTTCTAGAGAACAAAGCAATCCAGCCTGAGGAAGTAAAAGAAGAAATCAAGGAAGATGAGGAAATGCTGTGAGAAAGCTAAGCCCAGAAGAAAGAGCAGCAAAGAAGGCAGCCGAGGCAGCCGCACCTGTTTCTCAGCCTGTTGAAATCAAAGAAAAGCCTGCAAAGAAGAAGAAGCAGGAAGAAGAGCCAGTTGCTGAAGAGCCCAAGGTTGAGGAAGCACCTGCAGAAGCAGAAGCTGCCGTAGAGCCTGAAGCAGAGAAAGCTGAAGAGACTCCTGAGTCGTAATGAAGAAAGAACTGTTTCTTAACGTTCTTCTTCGTATATTTGCAACATTTGCAGCCTCCGGTCTCGGGGTTGTAGGCGCTGGCGCAATCGCTGGCGTAAGCATGACCAAAGCCATACTTATGGCTGGCATCGCCGGGGTTGCTACCGTTATCGAGGGACTGTCTCGTGCATTCCTTGACGACGGCAAGTTGACATTAAACGAGATTAACTCCGTATTCACTCGCTTTGACAAAAAAAGCGCAGTAGCGGATTCAGAAGTAGCCAAAACCACAACTCGTAGGGCTGCAAAAACTACAACAACACCTAACGCCTAAAAACACGTATTAGTGCTATTTTGTAGTTAGCTCATGACTGATGTTAAGAGCTGAGCTAAAAATTTCAAATTTATCCAAACGAGAGTATTCATGGCACTTGACGAAATGATGTGGCACAACGATGGCCACAAACTAATTCTCAAGATTGTTAAATCGGAGATTGAAATAGAGTCCGTCTATTGTCCCCATGGGAATGACGGGGAATGCTTTATTCAGGATTACGGCTGTGCGGTGCGCTGGTTTGCAGACCGTTTTGGTATGGAGTGCAATGTCGGTACATGTTACGCAGACAAGTCGTTTGATATCTGTTGGACACTGGTAGGTAGCCCTAGAGACATTGAATCATGTCAGGTCTGGTTTATGCCGTTGGCTGACGATGTATTCAGTGCCTGGTTAGTTAGTCTCGGAGTTCAGGCTTCCCCACCTGATTCTTTCGACCAATTGACATAATAACTTCTAAGCCCTTTTTGGTCAGTTTGTACACATCACCAGAAGAATGAACCACGCACCCATCTCGCTCTAGTAGTTCAGCTGATTTACGGGCTTTATTCTTGTCCTGAATTTTCCCCTTAAACAGGCTTGAGGCCATTGTTACGTCAGCTGAGCCACCCTTAAACTTGATGTACTTAAGCACATAGTGGGTTCTGGAATTCTCTTTGAAGCTAACAGAGATGTTGCTATCTAGTTTCATCCCAAAATTCTATCTAGAAAACGGATTCTTCCACGTTTTTGCCCCCAGATTTGACACTAGTCACACCAAAGAGGCCAGATATAGCCTCTTTTAGGTGCTGTATATCAGGGTGTTTTTTTACTTCTTCAATATTCACTTTGTAAATATTTTGTCGTTGTGTTTTTGTCTTTGTAATAAAGTTATTTTGTATTAATAATTTGACCGTTTTGTCAATCATTGTTTCACTTAAATCTAAATAAACCGATAAAGCCCGTTGCGTCATGGTTGGGTCCTCCATCAAAGCAATTAAAACCCTCCCAGCTGTAGATATTAGATTTATTGCATTCTCGTTGTGGTAGCGGAAAACCTTCTGTTTATCGAGCGTTTTAAGAACTGCCTCCACTAGGAAATCAGCGTCTTTTGACTCAGAAGAATTAAGGGCTTCTTCTAGCGCTCTCTTTACTTCTACTGACTTGTCGACCTTCATGAGGTAATACTACATCAACCTGTGGACATAGTGTAGTATTCCTGTTGACATAGATGATGCCTTTGGTGTCGTAACCGCGTTGGAGGAAATGTGCTTAAAGATGCACTAAGAGCTGTAGCCCAGGGCGAAAGCAAAAAGACATGCAAGTTTGGTTCCATAACCACTTCGCTGGATAACGAAACCAGAGAGGCACTTATTCTTGCTATGGCAAGCGAAGCGTCCACTATGGATATTACAAGAGCACTTTGTTCTGACGGTCACTCCATAGGGAGAGATGTTGTTGGCGTAAAAAGGGCATGTTTCAAGGACCCGTCCTTCAACTGCTGTATCCGTGAAACTATCGATAGCTGTATAGCAAAGAACGAAGGTAAATAATGTCCGCAAAGAAAGAAACTCTCTCTTCAGCCTTGGGGTCCATGGCTAAGGAAAAGAAGAAATCTGAAGAAAACAAGAAGGTCCTGGAGTCAATTGCAGAAATGCTCCGACTTAAAGACATTAGTCTCGACGATGTTGGTGATATTAAAAAGATAACAATTAACCAGTCTTCTACCCAAAACCCAGAAAACCCTTCTGAGACAAGGGAATCAGCTCGTGTAGCAATCCAGTTTTCACCCAAATGGGACAACGGCCCAGAGTGGCCAATAGTCCAACAAAGTAAGCCCATACAACTACAAAAGACAACGACAAAACCCAAAGCATCAACTGGGTTCAAAACGTGTGTTGTGGTCCCTGATATACAGATAGGTTTCTTCCGAAATAAAGACGGAGAACTAGAGCCATCACATGATGACAAGGCTATCGACATCGTTTTGGCGATGATAAAGAAGCTTCAGCCGGAATTAATTGCCTGTGTTGGGGATAACTTGGACCTTCCAGAGATGGGCAAGTATGTCACTTATCCTGCATATGCCCAAACCACCCAAGCTTCGATAGATAGGGCCGCAATGTTTTGCGCTCAAATGCGAGCCGCAGCCCCAAATGCCAGAATTGTCTGGCTGGCTGGTAACCATGAAGAAAGAATGCCCAAGTATCTAGTCCAAAATGCTGGAGCAGCCTATGGATTAAGAAAAGGCAACACCCCAGAATCCTGGCCAGTACTTTCAGTCCCTTATCTTTGCCGAATGGAAGACTATGGAGTTGAGTACAAGCCCGGATATCCGGCAGCCGACCTGTGGATAAACAAGAAATTACGAATTATTCATGGAGACCGTGTTAAGTCTTCTGGCTCAACTGCCCATGTATATCTAAACAATGAGAAACATTCTGTCATTTACGGCCATATCCACCGTATTGAGACAGCTTTCAAGACCAGAGAAGATTTTGACGGTGCCCGTACCATCATGGCTGCTTCACCTGGATGCCTTTGTCGTACAGATGGGGCGATTCCGTCCACTCGTGGAGGCGTAGACCTTGATGGTCGCCCTCTCACAAGGCATGAAAACTGGCAACAAGGCGTTGGAGTAGTCACATACGAAGATACCGGCAAGCACAAGTTCTCCTATGAAGTAGCACCGATATACAACGGCTGGTGCATGTTCCGTGGAGTAGAGTACATCGCGGAATAATGACTACTATCGTCGGAATCCAGGGTGATGGCTTTGCCGTAGTGGGATGCGATACCCGCATCTCCTCCTTTGGCGACTCCGGAGATGCGTACCAGATATCTACTCTGGGCAATGGCTCAAGCAAAATCGCCGCAAATGGCAAATATTTGCTTGGTGCAGCTGGCGAAATGCGAGCAATTAACATATTGCACCATGTATTCCAACCCCCTCCTGTTACTCCAGGACTAAGGGGAAAGAAGCTTGATGCCTTTATTACGGGTAAATTTATCCCAAGTTTACGAGCTTGCTTTGATTCCCAAGGGTATTCCCCTCCTGATTCCGGTGACTCTAAAGAGCACAGAGCAGAACAAGGCTCCTCGATTGTTGTTGTGATAAACGGCGTAATCTACATTATTGAGTCAGACTATAGTTGGACAGCAGAGGCTAATTACCTTTACTCCGTAGGGACAGGTTCTTCTTATGCTCTGGGTTCTTTACATTCCCTACTAGGGAATAAACGCCCAACCCCAACTCAAGCTAGGTCTGCCTGCACAAAGGCTCTGACCGTGGCTTCCAAGTTTGACCCTTATACGGGTGCTCCTTTACAGACTTTCGTCCAAGAAGCCCCCAACCGGAAGTCTTCAAATAAAGACCCTGAATAACAAACGGCCCCTTCTTCAAGAGGCTATGTAGTTTCGAAAACCCTAGGAATCCCCATAGGGGAGAAACAACCTACTTAGCTAGAGACCGTATGTCTGAGTAACAAGCGTGGAGTGCCTCAGCAACGGTTTCTTTCGTTCCCGAACCAGATACTAATACTGAGTTCTTCTCTCGTGACCATGCGTTACACATCCAGCTATTACCGATATGTAGTAACTCAAAGTCCATGTTCATTAACTGAAACCACTTTGTGTATTGGTTTATGTCATTAGAGGAACTGGTTATTGGTTCTTGTGGGTGTCCGTAGATAACTGGCATAACTCAAGTATTACACAAATGAGTTTACTAATACCGTATCAAGGTTGTGTATTTAAGTGTGCTGTAATTAATGCAAATCTATTTAAAGGATACACAATAGTGGCCAAAGAAAAAACTACCAATAATAATAGTCAACCGTTAGAGGGATTGTATATTGGCAGAAAAGACTGGTTTCCCTATGCTGCTTGCAAAGGATTAACCAACCTAATGTTCCCCAAAGAACATAAGGACATTACCTATATAGCGGAAGCTAGAAGGATATGTAGTAATTGCCCTGTTAAGCCTCAGTGCTTGGAGTATGCACTTGAGTTTCCGGCAGCCGATATGCATGGAGTATGGGCAGGATTGACTAGTAGACAGTTGGCTGCAGAGCAGAGGCGAAGAGGGGTAAAGCCGACTAGGCCGACTCTTGCACAGATGTGGGGGCACTAATGGTTGACAAGATAATGGTCGCAGTAGTCGCTTTGTTAATCGTGTTCTTGTTTGTTATTACGGGCTACTGAATGCAAAGGCCCACCCAATAGACAACCGTTAGCAATTCAGCCTTTTTGTGTGGTGAATTAGAATCTACTGGATGGGCGAGTAGAAGTATAGGGAGAGGTTTCCTGACTGGCAACTTGCAGGTGAGGATTATTTGGGACTGGATAGGGGTGCGAGATTTTCAGAATTCCGATTTATTGTTTCAGAGCTCTGGGGTTTCTGGCCCTGAACGTTCTTGAAAAAGGGCCGAAAAACTTCTTTTCGCGGCACATTTTCAGATTCCAAAAATACAAATACAAATTACAAAATGCGAATGTTGCAGGTGGTGCAGAAACTCATGCCATCTAATTCGGTTAGTTGTCTTTCGCAACTCACTTGTCCACAGGGCTGCAGCAAGGTCTCGCCCTTCATATAGGCGACAATAGACTCCTCCATCGTGGGGAGGGAGAACTGCGGGG